ATCCGCCGACGGCTACACCGACTATCTCGCCTATGTCGAGCAGTGCAAAGCCCGCGCCATCGAGAACCTGACGGCACGCCCGGAAGAAGCTCAATTCTAAATTTTAAATTCTCCATTCTAAATTCTAAATTTCCCATGCTCTCTCTCAAAAGGCAGCCGCGGCCCGGAAGTCCGCAAGCTACAGACTGCCCTCGGCATCAACGCCGACGGCTCGGCCGTCTGCGGCCACGTCGGGAAATTTTTATTTTAGAGCTTTATGCCTTTTCTAGAGAGGCGTTCGCATATAATTAACACTATTTATTAACTTCTTAATTCTTTAAAACTATGGGAGAAACTTTAGAAAAAATTTATTGTTGTGACCACGGCAATAATGACAATGCGCTGACTGCCGCTATCCTTGCTAATCGTGACCGCGGTAATGATTGGGGCCCGATGGCCGCAATGCTCAACAATCAGAACGAGTGGATGAACAATCCGTTTGCCTACATTATGTTCCTTGCCCTGTTCCGCAATGGTTTTGGTGGCTGGGATGGCAATGGCGTAGGTGCTCAGGGCATTGAGACTCAGGCCCAGCTTAACGCTATTCGTACTCAGTTGCAGGATAATCAGAATGCTGATTGCATTCGTTCTGCTATCCATGGCAATGGCTTTGCACTTAGTCAGCTTGCCCAGACTCTTAATATTGATTTTAATACACTTCAGAAGTGTTGCTGCGATGTTCAGGCTGCTATCCAGCATGTTGCCGGTCAGGTTGGTTTCTCAGCTGAACGCGTTATCAATGCTGTTAACCTCGGTGATTGCCGCGTTATTGAGGCAATTAAGGACTGCTGCTGCTCGACTCAGCGCCAGATTGCCGATTTCCGTGGTGACATCTCTCTGCAGATGTGCCAGCAGACTAATACGCTTCAGCGTGGCCAGGACTTTATCAATCGCTCTATTGAACGTGGTTTTGCCGCTACTGCTTTCCAGGCTCAGCAGGATAAATGCGATATTATCCGTGCTAACCAGGATAACACACAGCGTATCATCGACACTCTCAATGGCCATTGGTCTGCTGAGCAGCAGCTTCAGATTCAGGACCTCAAAAATCAGCTCTCACAGCGTGACCAGACTGATGCAATTTTTGCTCGTCTGAGTGGTCGCAATGGCAACTGTGGCTGCAATCTATGTGGCTGTGGATGCGGTAACAACAGCGGTTTCTAATAACAGGCACGCGCTATGCTTAGAGTATTCCCTGTAGGCTTAGCTGCAGCACCTGTGGCTAACCAGTTGGCAATTCATGTCAACCTCAGAAAAAAGCTGTGCCAGCCGTATTGTATTGACTCAAGCATTCAGCCATTCGCAAGTGTAGAGTACACTGCTGGAACTCCTATTCTCAACGGCGCAACTGTTTTCGTTCCTATTACAGCTCGCGCTACAATCACAGTTCCTGGATGCGGATGCTATTCAAAGCCTCAACTGCTCACTGAACAGTTCTATGTTGCTTTCCAAGGCCAGACAACTGTTCCTACAGCACCTGTAGAAATAGAAGTGGTAGGCAGAGTTCAGAATGGCGCAGACATTGAATGCGGATGCGCTCATAGCTATTCAATCAATGACTCGCTGACAATAACGATCGCCACTGCAGCACCAGCCGCTTAACCTAAAATGAGAAGTACTTAGGGAGACTTACAATCTTCCTGAGTGCTTCTTTATACATTTAACAAATCAGAAAAAGATACCACTATGTTATTCAAAGATATTAAGCAGAATTTTCCTATTTACATCCTTGATAAATCATCTGTAGAGCTTATCAAAGGAAAGGTAACTGAAGTCACTTTCCCGCATCCAGAAAGCCCTCAGCTTAATGGCTTTAACATGCCTAATAGCAACTATGGCACCGTTGTTCCACCTATAGGCCAGAATACAAATAACAGTCAGCGTATGGTTATTGATTTGACCATAGAGGCTGGTGGTCGTTCTGCTACTTACGTAGTGTCTGAAAGTGCTTCTATCAATTATGCTGGCAATCTTATATTGGCCACAGACCAGTCATTGCTTGCATCTGAAGTTGAAGCCATTAAGAATGCAGCAGAGCAAGCTCTTGCGCCTGAACGTATTGAGCAGCTCAAACACCAACTCGAAAAATCAACAGCTTTGCTTTCAGAACTTAACCCCGCATTTAAGCAACAGCAAGAATATGATACCCGCTTTAAGAATCTCGAAGGTTCTGTTGATGAGCTTAAAGATATGATGAAAAACTTCATTAAAGAATTTAAGTCATGAAAAAGTCGTTTATGATTATAGAGCGCCACTATAAATGCAATCATGGTGAAGAGCCTGAGCATTCAGTGACCGGTTTTGAAAGCATCACAGAATCTAATAAGCATAATAAGCGAATAGCAAATGCGCTTGAATCTGTTGATGGCTATTCTAAATATATAGACAAGCACGGCTATCATTTTACCGATGCACTGGCTGAGTATGCAAGTAAAATGATGGTTAATGCAAATGGCCAAAACCATTCATGGACTGCAAACCAGGTCAAAAAATCGATGGAGGGCCTTGGCCTTAGTATACCTGAAAAAGTAACAACAGGCGATGCTACATATCTTGCTAACATGTATTATGCAGACCTCTATCCTGACCCGCTCAAAGATGAAGCTTCATGCCTTAGAGCCGCTTATAAATCAGCAAATGACCCTGACGGATATGAAGGAATGACATTTTGCAGGTGGACAGCAGACGCAATCGGAAAAGCAATCAAAATCGACTGGGAGAAATTCATTTAAGCCATGATACTACACCTACTGGAAGAGAAAAGTGCTGAAGGATTGCAGAACTTTATAATGATAAGAGTTTGTGTAGTGCTTGCATGCTGGCTATTTATGATAGTCAGCGTGCTTATAGATTTTTGGAGTGGTGTGTCTACTGCTAAAGCACTTGGCGAACAGCTACAATCCAAAGGCTTTAGGCGAACTATAGCTAAGACAGCAGACTACATACGTATAATGATATTCGCTGTGATGTTTGATATGTTAGGCATTTGCTTCATACATGCTTACATCCTGCCATTCGCTACAATCATATGCACTATAGCAGTAATGCTTATTGAAGGCAAATCTGTAATCGAAAATTGCCAACGCAAAAAAGCTCATGCCGCTGAAATTCCTGAAGTTGTAAAGAAAATAGTGCAAGCTGTCACAGCTAAACAAGCAACTGAGTTGCTTGAACAATTAACGACATTAACAAATGGACAAGATGATAAAGATACTAATTGACCCGCCTCATGGCATAGATGTGCTTGGAAAGCGTTCTCCTGATGGAAAACTGCTCGAGTACAAATATGGTCGTGAAATATGTGCTGAAGTGGTTAAACGCCTTGTAGCTGAAGGCTATGATGCAGAGCTAACTACTACAAGTGAAAAAGAACCTGGCCTCACTAAGCGCGTTAATATTGTAAATGCTATTTGCAATAAACTTGGCACTAAGAATGTGTGCATGGTATCAATACATGTAAATGCTGCCGGTAACTGTGGCTGGTATGATGCAACATACTGGTGTGCGTACACTTCTAAAGGCCAGACACAAGGAGACAAGCTTGCTGATTGCCTCTATGATGCGGCAGAGCGAGTATTGCCACCACTATTCCCTGAAATTCCTAAGAATAAGCTCATCAAATATGATATGAGCGACGGAGACAGAGATATTGAAAGCAATTTTACAGTTATACATAAGACAAAATGTGCTGCATGTTTAACTGAGAATTTCTTTATGGACAACAAAGCCAATGTTGATTGGTTGCTGTCTCCTTGTGGCCGAGATGCAATTGTTAGGCTGCATGTTCAAGGAATTAAAGAATATGTGAGAAAATACTCTCAGAAATAACATAGTCGTATGCAGTAATCGTTCTGGAGCTCACAGGATAGCTCTGGAACGATTTTTATACTGAAGACGATTAATTAATAATATAAGAGAAAGAACGCGTCCAGAGCGCTCCAGTGAGTTCACTCTGGAGAATTAAAATCATCAAAATAATATGAAGATTAAAAATATCATACTGTTTGTGCTATTAGCTATATCAGCAGTAGCTACATTCCAAATAGACAAACTGCACAAAAAGAATAAGCAACTCAAAACAAATCAAGAAACTCTGCTGTCAGACATAGAGCGATATAGAATTGCTGATAGCATTAATGTTGCTCGTGTTGGCGAACTCAGCCTTTCACTTGACGAGTATAAAAAGCACAGAGCAGAAGATGCTAAGCTGATTAAAAAGCTTAAAGCAGATAAGCTCGCTGCTATTAGCAATGTTAAGATTGAAACAATAATTGAACACGCGCCAGTAGCAATTCATGATACTGTATATGAGATGGCACCACTAAAAGCATTTGATTATAAGTCTCAATGGACTGATGTGAGTGGCATAATAATGCCTGACTCAGTTCTATTAGACATAGCGAACAGAGAAGAGCTCATAATAACAGAGAGTTATCAAAAAAAGAAATTTTGGTTTATAAAGCTGCCTGCTTGGCTATTCGGATATAAATCTAAAAAAATTGATATCGTCAGCAAGAATCCTAATACAGAGGTGACAGGCGCAGAATTTATCACGATAAAGTAATCCTGCTGGAAACAATGCCTATATTATTGTTTATAATTAAGTGACTGATTTTCATATAGTTATTGAAATTGTAAACAATAGAAACAATCTCCCATTATATTCCAGGAGCTATTTTATAATTTTCAGGCTATAATAGTCAATATAGCCGAAAATTATAAAATAGCTTCTAATATTATAGACTTTTATTGTTTACTTTGTTTATTTCGCTATAAAGTGCTGATTTATAATGAGTTGAGTGTAAACAACCGATTGTTTATATTGTTTATTGTGTTTATCTATTGACTATCAATCAGTTACGTTTTTTAACAAATGATTAACACTTTTTCACTAAAAAATATTTTCTCACATCGATTAAAAATATTACTTTTACAGCATGAAAATCAAACATAAGCATTTTTTAATATATGGCACAAGAATTTAACATTAACAGAGTAATCGAGTATTACAAGCTCGATGTTAATGAAGTTGCCGAAGCCTTATTTCCTAATGTTAGGTACAAAAAGCTTGCTCTTGACAGAGTGCTTAAAGGCGAAGCGGCTATCAACACAGAGCAGCTCCAAGCACTCGCTAAAATAGCAGGTGTGCTCACAAGTGATTTATTCAATATTGACAGCTGGAAAGGCAGCGCTGAGGATGGATGCTTAACTTTCCTAAAAGGCGAGTATAAAGCAAAGCTGAACTACAATGGCGCATGGCTGTCATTATATAAAAACAATGAACTGATAAAACAGGAGATGTTCACACCTAATATGACACTCGATGAGTTCATTAAGCATATAACAGAATTGACAATTAACTCTAATAATAACTAGTATGGAAACAATCAAAGTTTCAGTTGATGTTAATATCAACTTTTCAGAGAGCATAAAAACCTTTCTGAGTGGCCTCTTTGGCCAGCAGCCTAAGTGCAACACAGAAGTAACGAAGGTAGAACAACCTAAACCTGCAGCTAAGCCGGTCCCTACGCAGAGTGCACAGTCTGCTAAGACACAGGAGCTTGCAAAACCTGCGGCATCGGTACCTGCTGCACATGCCACCAGCACTCCTGCATCTTCAGCTATAAAAATTGACCAGGTACGTAAGGCACTAGCAGAGAAGGTCAATGACCATCGTGCAGCCATCAAGGCTAAGCTTGAAGAGCTTGGCGCTCCTTCAGTAACTAAGCTTGACCCTGCCAAGTACGAGGAGATGTATAACTTCTTAACTCAACTCTAATATGGCAAATGCTAAAAATAAGCTACAGAAGTCAGCACAAAAATTCCGCAGAATAGAGCCGCACCTTCACACAATTATTTCACGCGCTATTGACCACATGGCATGGACAATAAAAAAGCTTGGAGCATCTGAAGTAGTTGTAGAAGTGCGAAACGGTGCAATCATAGATGAGTATGCAAACGACAAGCACTAAACCACAGAAACACAGCCAACGAGCACACGCTTTGCTGTCAGCTTCTGGAGCTTCACGATGGCTTAATTGCACACCGTCAGCAAAGCTCGAAGACGAATACGGTGACAAATCAACGTCATCATACGCAGCTGAAGGCACGCTTGCTCATGAACTGGCCGAGCTCTATCTAAGAAAGGATGTTCTTGAAAATATCTCTGATGCAGATTTTGAGAGAAGCCTTGAAGAGATAATGGCAAATAAGCTGTTCAATGATGAAATGCTCGAGGTTGTACCGACCTACACAGACTACTGTGAAGACCAGTACGTTGAAGCCAAAAAGAACAACGATTATGCCATAATCGAGATTGAGCAGAAACTTGACTTGACTGAATATGTACCTGAGAGCTTCGGCACAGCAGATACAGTTATCATCAGTGATGGCTTAATGGAAGTCATTGACCTGAAATACGGCAAAGGCATTCCTGTATATGCTGACTGGAATAAGCAGCTTATGCTCTATGCACTTGGTGCACTTCGCAAGTATGATACGATGTATGACATCAATGAAGTTCGAGTAACTATCTGTCAGCCCCGTATCAATAACATCTCAAGTTGGCAAATATCAGTTGAAGAGCTTTTGCGATGGGCAGAAGAGGAGCTTAGACCAACCGCTGATATGGCATTCCGCGGTGAAGGTGAACTCAATGCTGGTGATTGGTGCAGATTCTGTGCTGTACGCAATCAGTGCAAAAAGCTATATGAACAGCAGTTCGAGATAGCTAAGCATGAATTCGCTGAGCCTCAGCTCCTCACTGATGAAGAGATTGCTGACATTGTGCAGCGTACTCCTAAGCTCGTTGAATGGGCTAATTCAATAGCAGAATATGCTAAGAAAAAAGCCATAGAAGAGAACAAACAATGGCCTGGCTTAAAGCTTGTAGAAGGCAGAAGCAGACGCAAATGGATTGATGAAGACAAGGCTCTCGAGACTATCTTCGAACAATTTCCTGAGCTCGATGAAGCTGATGTAACAACAACAAAAATCAATGGTATCACAGCTATTGAGAAGTTGGTAGGCAAAAAGAAGTTCTTTGAAAAGCTCAAAGATGTTGTAGTTACGCCACAAGGCAATCCTACACTTGTGCCACTTGAAGATAAAAGGCCCGCAATAGGTTATGCACAAGCACAACTGGACTTCAAAGATGAATAACGTTTTAACATTACAAAATATGTTCGACCCTACAGAAATCATCCGAGGTACCAGGTCATCAGGCTGGGGCTCCAAAGAATATGGCTTATATCTTGCAAATAGGCCACGTAAAAAACTCAAAGGCTGGCATAAAAGCAACAAAAATAGTAAACACAAAAAACATTAATCAAAAATGGAAGCAACTACAAAAGTAATCACTGGCAAAGTACGCTTTTGCTACTGCAACGTCTTCGAGCCTCAGGCTATGAACGACGGCGACACTCCTAAGTACAACATCTGCATTCTCATACCTAAGTCTGACACCAAGACTCTGGATGCAATCAAGAAGGCCATCGAAGCCGCAAAGGTTGCTGGCAAAGCCAAAATAGCTGACAAGAATGGTAAAATTCCTTCAACGCTCAAAGTGCCTCTGCGTGACGGCGATGAAGAGCGCAGCGACGACCCTGCATACAATGGCATGATGTTCATCAATGCAAGTTCTACTCGTAAGCCAGCTATTGTCGACAAGGACCTCAATCCTATCATGAGCCAGGACGAGTTCTACTCTGGCTGCTATGGCCGTGCATCAATCAACTTCTACGCGTTCAATGTTCAGTCAAAAGGCATCGCTGCTGGTCTGAACAATCTCCAGAAGCTCGCAGACGGTGAGCCTCTTGCAGGTGGCTCTACTGCTGATGAAGACTTCGGCGGAGACAATACATGGGATGACGAGCTCATGTAATTAAACTGGTAAGGCAGGAGGCATGTTTGTACGGCACAACGCATGTCAGGCGGTATAGTGGGTTCGACTCCCACCCTGCCTACAACATTAGCTTAAATATCAATTATGGTAAAGGATTTGTTTATAGACATAGAAACGTATTCCTCTGTTGATATTAAAACATGCGGGGCATATAAGTATATAGCTTCACCTGACTTTGAAATATTAATAGTCGGATATGCTTTTGACGATGGGCCAGTTGTTATAGTCGATTTAGCTCAAGGCGAAGAGCTGCCAGAAGAGTTCGAAGAGGCTCTATTTGATGAGTCTATTAGAAAGCATGCTCACAATGCAACATTCGAACGTAATTCATTCAAGCGAATAGGCTATGACATTTCAACAGAGAACTGGTACTGCTCATTAGTTAAATCAGCTTATTGCGGATTACCTCTTGGCCTTGACCAAGTATCTAAAGTGCTTGACTTAAAAGACAAAAAGCTTGATACAGGTAAAGCCTTAATCAAGTTCTTTTCATGCCCTTGTAAGCCTACTAAAGCAAATGGAATGCGTACACGTAACATGCCTTGGGATGCTCCTGAGAAATGGGAGATGTATAAGGAATATAACATGTACGACGTGCTTTCAGAACGTGAGATTTATCGCTTGCTTAAGCAGTATGAAATACCTGAGTTCGAAAGACAGCTTTATGTGCTCGACCAGAATATCAACGACAGAGGTATTATGATTGATAAAGAGCTGGCCCAAGCGGCTATTGATGTTGATGCTATTTATACTGAGATGCTTATGCAACAGAGCAAGAGTATCACGCATCTTGAAAACCCTAATTCTGTTGCTCAGCTTAAAAAGTGGTATGGAATCTATAAAGCAAAATTCGTTAATGACAATCTGTCAGACAAAGATAAAGCATATCTCGCAACAGCTAATGGACAATTCTATGATTACGAAAATCAATCAATGGCAGCTGACGCTATTAAAATGCTCCTTAAGCTTGATGCAGTCCATCTTGATAAAGAACTTGTAACAGTTCTTGAGAATAGGCAAAAGCTCAGCCGCTCTTCTGTTAAGAAGTATTATACAATGATAAACTGTGCAATGTCTGATAACAGAGTCAGAGGCACATTTCAATTCTACGGTGCTAATAGAACCGGCCGCTGGGCTGGTCGCTTAGTTCAGTTGCAGAATCTGTCTAAGAACCATTTTGATGACCTTGAGACCCCGCGTGAGCTTATTCGTAATCGTGACTGGGACACAGTAGACATGCTATACGGAGATGTTTCTGATGTGCTCTCACAGCTTGTACGCACTACGTTCATCGCTCCTGAAGGCATGATGTATAGTGTTGCTGACTTCTCAGCCATTGAGGCTCGTGTAGTCTCATGGTTAGCTGATGAAGAGTGGCGCATGGAGGTGTTTAGAGGTGATGGCAAGATTTATGAAGCAGCAGGCTCTCGTATGTTCAATGTGCCTATAGAAGCTATCACTAAAGGCTCAGACCTACGAGCTAAAGCAAAGAATGCAGAACTTGCACTTGGTTATGAAGGAGCACTTGGCGCTATGAAGCGAATGGGTGGTGACAAAATGGGCATGAGTGATGCTGAAATGATGCATATAGTAAAGCTGTGGCGTGACTCTAATCCTAATATCGTATCACTCTGGAGTGAGATTGAGAAATGTGCTCATGAAGCTGTTCGCTATCAGCGAGAAGTCATTGGCACTCCGCGCAATCTTAAGTTCAACTGCAACGGTGATTACCTTATAATAACATTACCGTCTGGCCGTTCACTGTATTATTATCATCCTGTGTTCAAGAGCAAAATTGTAGGCAGAAAAACTGTTAGCACCCTGTTCTATGAAGGCATGAATCAGGAAACAAAAGCCTGGGGCCAAGTAGATACTTATGGTGGTAAGCTAACAGAGAACATTGTTCAGGCTATATCACGTGACCTTATTGGCTTTGCTATGCTTAACTTAGAGAAAGCTGGCTTTGGTATCACAATGCATGTGCACGATGAAGCTATTGCAGAAGTACCAGAAGAGAATGCAAAACATTGGCTCGATGAAATGATACGCATTATGTCTATTGCCCCAGACTGGGCATATGACTTACCACTTAATGCTGCAGGCTTTGTGGCTAAATTCTATCAAAAAGACTAACAGTGGAATTAGTACATGATATAAAACTTGACATTGCTGTTGGCCTAAGCGGCAATAGCAGAGTCTGGAAAAATCAAAAATTAAATTGGAGCCAAATAGTAGATAAGCTCTCTAAACCAGTCATCACAAATGAAACCTACGCTCAGTTCATGCATGCAAGCAAAGATGAGCAAGGCAAGATAAAAGATGTAGGTGGTTTTGTAGGTGGTTATCTATTAGGTGGCAGGCGCAAAAAAGAAGCTGTATCTTATAAGCAAATTATTGCATTGGATATTGACTTCTCTCATGACAACTTCTGGTTGGACTTCACAATGCTTTATAGCTGCGCAGCAGTTATCCATTCAACTCATAAGTCATCACCTACTAAACCAAGGCATCGTCTTATTATACCTCTTAACAGAGAAGTAACTGCTGAAGAGTATGAACCTATAGCCAGACGAATAGCCGGCGACATGAATATTGACCTGTTTGACCAATCTACATTTGAGATAAACAGATTGATGTTCTGGCCATCTATATCATCAGATGCAGAATATTACTTTGAAGTACAAGATGGCGAATTTCTTGATGCTGACGAAGTACTTGCTACTTATGACGATTGGCATGACATAAACGAGTGGCCAAAGGCTACTACTTATGATGATGCTATTCACTCACAGCTCGAGAAGCAAGAAGACCCACTTGAAAAGAAAGGCTTAGTAGGTATATTCTGCAGAGCATACACAATACAAGAAGCAATAAACACATTCTTGCCTGACATATATGAGGAAACAGCTGATGGCCGTTTCACTTATATAAAAGGCTCTACTGCTGCTGGTGTTGTTGTGTATGATGACAAGTTTGCTTTCTCGCATCATGGTACAGACCCAGCTGGTGGAAGACTTTGCAATGCTTTTGACATTGTACGTATTCACAAGTTTGGTCATCTTGATAAAGGCAAAGATGACAAGCAGAGCACAAAAGCAATGGAAGACTTCATATCTGAAGATAAGCGCACAAAGCGTGTTATAGCTGATGAGAAGTTTGCTTCTGCTCGTCTTGACTTTGAAGTACCAATCGAGCTTGATGAAGATTATGACAATTCATGGACTGAGGACTTGTCAGTTAACTCAAAAGGTGAATATGACAACTCGGCTGCAAACATAAATCTCATATTGCAGAATGACCAAGTGCTCAGAGGCTTACTGTCACTCAATTGGTTTGACTTTAGGCGATACGTTACACGTGACAGTCCGTGGAGAAGGCTGGATAATGGCGAGCCTGAGCCTATGCGAGACTTAGACTATTCAGGTATAAGAAACTATATTGAATGTGTCTATGGCATTACGTCAAGCTTAAAGATTGATGACTCTATAGCAATAGAAGTTGAACGCAATGGCTTTCATCCTATTAGAAAGTATCTAGAAAGCTTGACATGGGACCAAGAGAAGCGCATAGACACACTGCTTATAGACTACTTTGGCGTTGAAGACTCAGACTACACAAGAGCTGTAATGCGTAAGTCATTATGTGCTGCTGTTGCAAGAGTATTTGTGCCAGGTACTAAGTACGATATGGTTCCAATTCTCGTTGGCAAACAAGGCACATATAAATCAACATTTATTAAGAAGCTTGGGTATAAGTGGTTCTCAGATACATTCTCAACAGTGCAAGGCAAAGAAGCATTTGAGCAATTACAAGGAGCATGGATAATAGAAATGGCTGAGCTCTCTGCTCTTAATAAGTCTGAAGCAGAAAATATAAAGCAGTTCATATCAAAATGTGAAGACCAATTTCGTCCTGCTTATGGCAGAACAGTTGAAATATTTAAAAGGCAATGCGTGTTCTTTGGCTCAACTAACAACACGGACTTTCTCAAGGACCCAACAGGTAATAGGCGTTTTAATCCTATTGACATAAAGCCTGAGAATGCTACTAAGTCTGTGCCGACTGACTTAACACAATATGAAGTTGACCAGATATGGGCAGAAGCTTATGTACTCTGGAAAGCCGGAGAAACACTATACTTCGATGAGCAAGTATCAGCACAAGCGAGAGCTGAACAGTATAAGCATTCATCTACGGATGAGCGCCTAGGTGTTATTGAGGCATATCTTGAAAAGCTTTTGCCTGAAGATTGGAGCTCTAAGGATTTGTATGAACGCCGTACATGGCTTGATGACCCAATTGCTAAGAAAGGCACTATAAGAAGAGAACGCGTGTGCATAGCTGAAATATGGTGCGAGTGCCTTGGCAAAGATAAAACAGACATGTCAAGATACAATACACGAGAGATAAATGATATGCTTCGCTCACTTGGAAATTGGGAGTTTGTGCCATCAACTGGAAACTTTGATTTCTACGGCAAACAGAAGTATTACAAACGTAAAAAAGATGATTTAGAATGATGACATACTTCAAAGAGGTAGGCTCTAAGAAACTGCTAAAAGAGCTTAACTTGAATATAATACCAAGAGTTAAAGAGCAGGTAGTAATAAACAATAAATCATACTATGTAACATGCGTTGTGTTTAACACAAATAATGTTACTTATACAGTATGGGTGCGTAAATTCAATTAACATGTATATAATCGATGAAATTTTGCTTACTCAGCGCAATGGCATAGAGAAAATAGTAAAGCCAAGCTTTTTATCTTTTGGCATTCTAAAGCAGATGGGAGTTGCAAAGAAGATACTTAAAAAAGCTTACAGAGTCAAAAAAGTTGAATTCAAATATCATAAAGCATGATTAAAGTTATTAGAATAATATACGCGTATGCAGACCACAGAGTGGTAGAAAAGCCAGAGTACTTAACATTTGCAAACAAAAAGCAGATGGAAACATACAAAAGCTACTTGATAAGAATCAAAAGCGCAGAAAACGTATTTTTCTCATATGAAGAGCGTTGATAGTGAAAAACTGGTAGAAAGAAAGCTCGTTGAGTTTATTAAGCTTAACAGAGGAATGTGCATAAAGCTTCTGTGCAATCATATACTTGGGCTGCCTGACAGATTGTGCTTGTTTCCAGGTGCTAAAATAGCATTTGTAGAGCTTAAGACAACTGGCGAGAAACCAAAGAAGATACAACTCTATATGCATGATAAGCTTAGAAAGCTTGGCTTCAGAGTCTTTGTTATAGACAGCGTGCAAGGAGTAAAAGACTTTGTAGATTTAATAGTTTATGAATAAATCAAATTTACATAACTATCAACTGGCATGCATTGAGCACATCATAAACACAAAGTTCTGTGGTGTGTTCCTGGAGATGGGACTGGGCAAGACAGTTTCAACGCTAACAGCAATTGACGAACTCATGTTCGACTATTGCGAAATTGACTCAGTTCTTGTAATAGCACCTAAGCGTGTCGCTGAGTCTGTATGGCAAGAAGAGGCTAAAAACTGGGACCACCTTAAGCATCTTACATTTTCTAAGATTGTAGGTTCAGAGCAAAAGCGCATTGCGGCCATTAAGAAAAAAGCAAATATTTATATCATATCAAGGGATAATATCGCATGGCTCTGTGCTCTTTATGGTGGCTCTAAGCTCCCATTTGATATGGTTGTTGTTGATGAGCTGAGTAGCTTTAAGAGCTATAAGTCACAGCGATTCAAATCGCTGAGAGCTACTCAGCCATACTTCAAGCGCTTTGTAGGTTTAACTGGTACACCAGCTCCTAATGGTCTTATTGACTTATGGCCTCAGATATATTTAATGGATAGAGGCGAACGCCTTGGTAAGACTATCACAGCTTACAGAAATACGTACTTTCGTCCAGGTCAGACTAACGGTAACGTAGTTTATTCATATAAGCTGTTACAAGACTCAGAAAAGCTTATCCATGAGAAAATAGCAGACATATGTATTAGCATGAAGGCCGACGACTACTTACAAATGCCTTTTAGGACTGATAACTTCATTAAGCTTGATTTACCGAGTGACCTCAAAAAGAAGTATGAAGAATTTGAACGTGAGAAAGTGCTTGAGCTTATCGAGCAAGATGACAAAACATCTGTCGCAGAGATAAACGTAGTTAACGCTGCAGCTCTGTCTAATAAGCTATTGCAGTTTGCCAATGGCGCTGTGTATGATGAAGACAGAAATGTGCATGAAGTGCATCAGATTAAGCTTGAAATGCTTAAAGAGATTGTCGAGAATGCTAATGGCCAACCTGTGCTTGTAGCATGGACATATCAGCATGACAGAGACAGAATAATGTGGTATCTCAAAGCGTTTAAGCCTCGTGAACTTAAAAAGCCTGAAGACATAATAGACTGGAATGCGGGTAACGTGCAGGTGATGTTAGCACATCCTGCTTCAGCAGGACATGGCCTCAATCTTCAAGCAGGTGGTTCAATAATTGTGTGGTTTGGCCAGACGTGGTCACTCGAATTGTACCAACAGTTTAACGCTCGTTTGTATCGTCAAGGCCAACATAACTGTGTAATCATTCATCATCTCATAATGAAAGGTACGCATGATGAAGACGTCATAGCAGCTCTTAAGCGCAAGAACAAAAGCCAGAGCGAGCTTATGGACAGCATAAAAGCAAAAATTGATAAATATAAAAAACAGTTAAAACGATGAGTTCAACATTAAACACACAGATAGGTGGCGGCCATTATAAAAACATGGTAATACAGCCTGTAGAATTTGCTGTAAAAGCAGAACTAAACTTTATACAGGGGTGCATAGTAAAATATGTATCTAGGTATAAAAGCAAGAACGGCAAACAAGACATTGAGAAAGCAATACATTTTGCTAAACTTGCTATAGAGCTCAATCAGCAAGGCGACGAATTCTTGTCAAACCTTGGCTTAGCATATACGTACTGCAAAGCTAATAGGTTTTCACAAGCACAAACTAACATCATAGTAAGTGTTGTTAAAGAAGACTACTATGGTGTTATCAGGTATTGCACACAACTCATAAAACAGGAATATCCATTAACATGATTTAACAATTAATATCTGTTCTTTTAACAGAAATTAACAGTTTAAGTCATAAATATTTATTACTTTTACAGCATGAATCTTTAATGATAATAATAGCATGAATTATCTTCTTTTAACACTTGGCCACTGTTCATCCGCAATATTTGTGGATAACTCAGCTGAACAGCAAAATGTAATCGGCTATGAGCAAGAACGCTTGTCAGGCATTAAGTCTGATAGCCAATTTCCTATCGATGCCATCAATGAGATTGAGCACCATGTAGGCTTTGAAGCAATGAAAGGCTGCAAAGTCCTTATCTCACACTGGTTCAATGACTACTCAAGTGTGCGCAATCAGAAACTGTTTGAGCCCAATAAGTATTTCACTAAGAAAGACTTTGAGAAGCTGCAGTCTTACAAGCCTGATGGAATTGCAATAACAGATGGCCACTTCACACATCATGACGCACACGCTTATAGTGCCTATGCATTCCATGACTATAACAAAAAGAAGCCTAATATTCATAAGCCTCTCTACTGCATAGTAGCCGATGGCTTCGGTACAAATGAGGAAGTGCTCTCAATCTACTGCAGAAGAGGCTTCAATGAGCCTGAGCTCATACACAGAACTTATGGCTATCAGTCATCACTTGGTATATTCTATCAGTACGCAACTGCTTATGTTGGTATGAAAGAGAACCAAGACGAGTATAAGTTCCTTGGCTATGAGGCACACATCGCAGAAGAGTTCAATGATGCAGCGTTGAAGCACTTCGACAAATGCATTACTAAAACTGTGCTCTATTTCAGAAATCATATTATGAATGACACACAGATGATGCTTCCAGCAACAAATGACATCATCAATTTTGATAATCTCAGCGAATGCAGACAATATTGGTATGCGCAGTTCAGTAAAGTGCTCGAGCCGTTTGGTGGCTTAAGCAAAGACAGTTTTGCTGCTCGTTGTGCAATCGCGTACTACATTCAGCAGACTGTTGAAAATGTACTCGAAATGCTCATCAAAGAGTTTAAGATAGACGATATATGTGTTGTTGGTGGCTGTTTCTATAATGTTAAGCTCAACAATAAAGTCCTTAACTCTATAAAAGGCGACTTCTGCGCCATGCCTCTTGCTGGTGACCAGGGAGCTGCTATAGGCATGTATGCTCACATAGCTGATAAGCCATTCGAATTCGGCGACCTTTGCTGGGGTGAGCGTCGTATGTATAATGCTAAAAAGTTGCTTTCAGGCTTAGGCAATGCTGAGAATGTTATCGTTGTTGACGAGGCACAAAGCATGAGCGAAGAGTTCATTAATGCTATTGCACAGCGAATAGCAGATAACAAAATCGTAAACATTGTTAGAGGTCCTATGGAATTCGGCCCCCGTGCTCTGTGCAACACATCGACTCTCATGTTGCCTTCAACTGAAAATGTTGCAATCAACAACAGAATGAACAACCGCAATGAAGTAATGCCTTGTGCTCCTGTATGTACCTATAAGTGTGCTGCACGGCTGTTTGATACTGACGAGCTCGAAAGAGTAGTCGGCTCAGACAGATACATGATTTGCACGCATGACTACATAAGGCCTTACAGCAAGACTTACGGTGGTGTAATGCATCACAAGACTCTTGAGCAAGGCACATGCACTGGTCGTCCTCAGATAGTTTCTCAAAATGATAGATTCATGGTTGAGCTTCTATACAAGGTTGAGGAAATATGTGATGCTAAGTGCCTTGTTAACACAAGCTTTAATGCTCACGGCAATCCTATAGTATTTGATGTTATGGATATTATCCGTAATTTCAAATATCAGTGTGAGCATATTGACAGTGAAAAACGTCCAATCTTAGTCGTTATACTGTAATGGCAAAAGTAATAGCATTCTCTGGTGGTTGTCATTCCGGTAAGACAACCACAATTAACAAAATCGCAGAAGCCTTAGAGGCAAGAGGCCATAAGGTTGTAAAGCTCACTGAGCTTATGCGTGAAGTGACTAATAAGCCAATAGACGAGCTACGCAAGAACCCGCATGAATATCTTGAAGTGCAGGAGCAGATTATATCAGCCAAAATCAATCAGGAATGCAATGCATTCAATGATAGTGGCAGAACTATATATCTCGTAGACAGAGCAATCACAGACTCGATATTCTATCTCGAGAACTATGTTGACAAGAGCAGCCTTAACACAGCTGAGATTATACGTCTGTGCAATCTCAACTTTGTAGCAAGACAGCATGCTATGGATGCTTTCAATAGAGGCTATGATATGCTATTGCAATTTGAGCCGTTTGATATAGTTGACAGCTCTGACACGTATCGTCCATACGAGCTCGAGTACCTCAAAGACTACGAGTATCAAGGCATAAGCACACTCAACAAAGCACATTTGTGGTGCAGATGTGACAACTATGCAGCTTTGTATAACTTCTTTTTTGAAGTCAATGCACAGCACAACTCTATTGACTACATAGTAGGTGTTATAATAGAAAGCATTGGTATATGAAAGCTTATATAACAAACAAACACTGGGCATCCATCTACAGTGACTTCATTAATGTTGCCACTGTAGATGCGATGGACGACAACTATACTGAAGCGATAAATTTCAGCTTTAGCTTTGACCCTGTAACAGATAACACGATGTCTTATATAATAGGAGTGTTTGACCCTAAAAAGGCAGCAAAGATGTTTTTCTGGTACAAAAAAGCCGATAAGAATGATGCTTCAATCACTGATTACTTCTCTGAGTATAAACGATGCATAGACGAAAACCACGATTACTTTAACTCAAACTATGGCATTTATGCTTATAGGCAAGGTGGTTTAAAGTTCTGCGTTGATGAGCTCAAGAGAAATCACAAGTCACGCCAAGCATGCTTCTGCATAAACAAAAATGCTGTGGCTATAAAAGACTTTGAGATTGATAAGCTTTGCACAAATGTAATTCAGTTCTTTATCAGAGATGCACGACTTGAGATGGTAGTTCAGATGCGCTCATCTAATTTTATCGCGTTACTTCCATATGATGCGTTTATGTTCTCAGTCTTCTATTTTGAAGTGTATAAAGCACTGAAAGAAGAGCACAAGCTACTGAGAACTGGTAAGATACATATGCAGATAGCATCATTGCATTACTATAAGCACAATGAAATTGCTGCATGTATAATAGAACGCTGGAGTAATATAGAAACACAGCTTATTGACTTCACAGAAGATATTAATAAGCTGGTAAATACGTTAAACAAATATACAAAACAATGAAAGTTCTAAAAGTAAGGGACGTCAAAACTCCCACACGAGGCACAAGCCTCTCAGCTGGCATTGACTTCTTTGTGCCAAACGACTTCACAGAAAAAACTCTTATGCCACAGGAAGACATGCTAATTCCTTCTGGCATCAAGGCTAAGTTCGATGACAACCTCATGCTTATGGCAGCAGAGAAGTCAGGTGTAACAACGTCAAGACGAGCAGTTATCGATGCTGAACGAGAGCCTAAAGCAGAAGCATTCGAGTCAATCACAATTCTAGGTGCTAAGATAGTTGATGCTGACTATCAGGGAGAAATTCACATACATATAATTAATGTAGGCCGATATCCAGTCAAGATTAAGCCTGGCTTCAAGATTGCTCAATTCATACTCGTTCCTGTCATGTATGACAAAGTAGAAGAGGTCAGCAGCGAAGATGAGCTCTACAACGGTATAGTTACAGAGCGTGGTGAGGGTGGTATTGGTTTAGGAACTGGCAACGAATAAAACAAATGTTTTCTGCAAGTTATAAAAATACTACAGCTGCATTTGAAGATTTATATGAATTGATTATGCAGCAAGGCACAAAGACCAATGTAGGCACAAAGGCTTTGTACAATGTCTGCATAATCATTCAAAATCCTCAAGATAGAGTCATAACTACACCATGGCGTAAGTTTAGCCTCAAGTATGCTGAGAGGGAATGGGCATGGTACCAATCTGGTAATCCATCTGTAGCTGAGATAAAGAAGTTTGCTCCTACATGGGACAAAATGCACGGAGGCGATAACATCGTTAACTCTAATTATGGTTATCAATGGATGCGTAAAAAGCAACTTGATAAATGCATAAAGCAGCTACGTAACAATCCAAACACGCGTCAAGCATGGATATCTATATATGATGGTAAAGAAAAGGACAAGTATGCATACGACACTCCTTGCACAATGGCTGTTGGTTTTGATATAAGAGACAACAAGCTATGCATGAATGTCATGATGCGAAGCAATGACTTAGTTTATGGTTTCTGTAATGATACATATTGCTTTAGCAAACTACAAGAATATGTAGCAAGCAAACTTGGCTTAGAGGTTGGCGAGTACTGCCACTTTGCTCATGATATGCATATCTACGAACGCCATTTTGACATGAAACAAAAATGGATAGAGACCGACTAATCAAATACTGCGCTAAGCTTTTAGCTTTGCTTACAATGGAACAGCTTGAAGAGTTAAAAGCACAAATTGATAAAAATATAAAACTATATGAAGATGACAATTAAGAAAGCAAAAGACACAGCTAAGTACATGACTTGGGTATTGCTCGGTATTATGTACTTCCCAATTTACTTTGTATTTTGGGTATTGCGTTTCGTATCTCGTTTCGTTCTGGCTATATCTTACTATGGCACATTCAATTCAATGATGGGTTATAGAGTTATGAAGACATTATTCTCAAAGGACTATGAGCGAAATTTCTGATAAAGACCTCAGCAGCATCTTGCAAGATATAAACTCGCAAGATGCTGCTGATGAGCTTAAGATAGGGGGTATAACTCTTGTGGAAGCGCATAAACGTTCTGTAGAGTCTCGTAAAGCGAGGTCAATTGAGCGTAAGCAGCGAGAGAAGGAAATAATACAAGAAGCAATCAACTCTACATTTATAGACCTAAATGCTCCGATGAGTGTTGCACATAAAAAGCTACTAATAAAGCTTTTGACTGATACATATACACAGAGCATGGTCAAGAACGAGACTTATATCAATAAGAGAATATCAGAGATGCTGAAACTAATCATACCTTCTGATTTGCTCAATGCATATAGGTTGCATAAAGGTTCAGTTGTTCCTGCTGATGGCTTCATGTATATGGCAAGTAAAGAATACGGCCAAGGCTTACAGTTCAAAGTATCTCTTGACTTACCATTCTACTTTCATCCTAATGACATACAGCCTATATTGGCAGAAAACTGGCCTGAGCGTTTAATCAATATTGATAAAGCTATTGTTTCATTCTATAAAAATAAAAAAACACGTACTAAAAGAGAAGTTGCTGTGGCTCAACAGCTTACTCGAATATCAACATTCTTTCAGCTCGTAAAGAAAAATCCATTTTGGTATGACATACTAGTTCAAGAACTTAGGAGACAAGCAGATGAGCAAGCAGATGAGCAAGCAGATTAATAAGCTTATAGCAGTCATAGAAGAGAACAATAAAATTCTCAAAGAGATACGCGGGCTATTATTCTTACAAGCTTATGATAACAACTACATCAGTCAACAGGATATGAAAGCTTTCTGCATAAACATTGCTGTAGACATATTTGATGACATGATGAAAAACAACAGAGAGTTCAGAACCAAAATGGAAAATAACTTCAGAAATAATGGACCAATTTGAAATACAAATGGCAAAATACAGAAAAGAAATAATAAAAAAAGCTGTTAATGCTATTTACAAAGACAGCAAAGTCATGTATGTCTTATATATGCTTTACATACTTAAGCTCAATGACATCACGCTTCATGATGTGCTATACAACTTTGGTGCTACAGCATGCTTTAAGCTTAATAGGTTTAATCCATTAGCTTGGGTTCTTGTTATAGCCTACGTTATATTAGCAATAGTGCGCAGTGTAATAAAAGGTATAGTAGTAGCTGTTGAGAATATAAAACGAGGTATAATAGTTAATTTCGAATAACCGTGTTAGAAGTAAAAAATGCAAAGGTCTACGACCTTAAAGAATCAATCATCGCATGCAGAAATGCAATGCGTACAGACATGCCTGACTACAACTCAGATGAGGAGTTCTCTAAAGGCTTATGCAGAGCTATTAAGCTAGTTGAGGCCTCTAAGAAGACGAGTGGTCATGCTAACTTCCGTACAGGCATACGCGTATCATTTGACCTCAAATATACGCAGTATATAACTAAGCAGTTTCAGCGTTATCACTGGTTTGACTATGTATCAAGCAGCAGCATGATGCACAGAATAATAGAGATGGACTTCTCTAAGTGCTGCAACAAGTATGTGCTGCCTGAAGTCAAGAACATAATGAAGACTTGCGTTGATGTATACAATACACATCCTACATACGAGAACTATATGCGCATCATATCTAACTGTCCTATGGGAGCTGAGCTCTTTGTGCGTGTGTCTACTAACTACGAACAGCTCGCTACTATATATAAGCAGCGCAGATCCCACAAGCTTAAGGAAGACTGGGGTGCATTCATAGCATTCATAGAAAGCCTTCCATATGCTAAAGAACTTATAATAGGTGAATAACAGTGCAGTACAAACTCGATAGCTCAAAAGCTCGGCAGCTTCAAATGTCGAATGACGCATTCCATTATCTCATGTATGGCGAAGAGCCGTTGGATGATGATAACATGGAAGAGGCTAATGAGATAGCAGCAATGTTTCCATTTGGCTTTTCAATAGGTGATTGGGAATATGTTGAAGGTGAAGATGACCTAATAGAAGCAACGTTCATGCCATACATAAAAGATAACATTAAATATGATGGTTGTATGGAGTATATAGCTAAAGGCTGGATATTCAAATACAGAATGATAAGCTCAACAGCAGCTCATATTTGTATTGAGAATGAAGTTACAGGCGAAGTACGCATGGATTTTGATTGTAATATAGTGCAATTCAATAATAAGCCATGGGTTGTATACAACAATGATGGCGATGCTTCTATGCTGTCGAGTTATTCTAACTGCTGTCAAATACCGCTGTGGAAATGTAATAGGTATTAAGGTAAATAAAGTTTGTAATTGTCGTGGCTCTTGCGCGTTATGCGTAGGAGCCAATTTTTATGTTCGCGCCTTAGCTGAGTGACAAGTAGAGAGCTGAGTGCAGTCTCAAGCATCTCCAGTAGCGCAGAAAGCTACTTCTCTAGCGCTTCTATAGTTCAGACGATAAATTAATCGCTTGAGTATAAGAGCACTAGAGGAGCGCTCCAGTGAGTTCACTCTGGAGCATTATTTGCACAGATATATTTTAAGATTTTTATTAATATGCTTGTGTCCTCTCAAGTAGAGAGCTAAGTGCAGTCTCAAGCATCTCCAGTAGCGCAGAAAGCTACTTCTCTAGTGCTTCTATAGTTCAGACGATAAATTAATCGCTTGAGTATAAGAGCACTAGAGGAGCGCTCTGAGAGCTTCAAATTACATTGAAACAGTACCAAATTTCTAACGAGGTTTTTTACGACAGAACATAAAAAGAGGGCAACAGTTGCAGCTGCTGCCCTCTCTCTCTACTTAAATACCAAATTCTATGTACGTAAATTGCTTATGCGAGGTCGTCGGCCTCAGGTGCTTCAGGCATTGCGACTGTTTCAGGTACATCAGCTACTTCTGCAGGAGCTGCGCAGCCATCGGCGAGTGAAGCTTCGTAGGCTTCTTTTGCTTTCATGTATGCCTCTTCACGCTTAGCAACAGTTGCCTTCTGACGTTCGAGCTGCTCTTTAGCCTTGTTGAGCGAGGCTTCAGCAGCTTTGAATGCCTCTTCAGGAGTAAGCGATGCAGCATCGACTGCTTCCTTATAGCGGCGAGCAGTGAACTTCTCGTTGATTGCTTTGCCAGCTTCATCAAGCTCTTCAGCGAGTACGAGAGACTCGTTCGAAGTAACCTTGTGGGCGTACTTCTTTTCAGTAGCGCCTTCATGCTGGTCAACCTCGATGCGGTAAAGGATTGTTTTCTGACGCTTGTTAGGAACGAGTGATACAATACGGCCAGTTTCAGTTTCGCCTTCAACCTCTACGCCGAGTGCGCCGGTCTTGGGATAGCTGATTGTCTTACCGACATTGTCGATGACAGCCTTGATAGCCTCTTCGATTTCGTCGTCAGTCCAGTTTGTAGTGGTTGTGCTTACAGGATTGCCATTCTCGTCGAGCTGAGTGGCCTTGTTGGAACGACCGCGCTTTGCAGGTTCAACAGTCTCATCGAGGATGCGGAGGAGGTTAGAGCCGTATGCTTTAACGATGCGGCGACCATCATCGGTACGTACAGCATACATTACCTTATTGGAGCGCTTCTCTTCGATGATACCAATGATAGTGCCAGGTACCCATTCAATAGTATTAAATGGAACTACTTCGCAACGGTGGTTGAGGGCCTCAGCGCGAAGCTTCTCAGCGAGCTCGTGACGCTCTTCGTCAGTCATTTTTGCTGCTTTAGCCTGAGCTTCTGCGTTTGCATCGGCGTTGTCGAGCATTTTCTGCTCGTCTTCGGTGACGGGAGCAAACTCTACGTCAGGGTTACTTGGGCTGCCAACCTCTGGTTCTGCAGCAGGAGCAGCAGTTGCGCTGGCACGCTTATTGAGTACTTCCTGGATTAGAGCCTTGTCTTCATCGTTAGCAGTTTCGAGGAGTGAGTTGAGTTTCTTGGTGCTCATTGAGCTGAAATTTTTCTGTGCCATGTTTGTATAGAAATTTGAGTGTTATTAAAATTGTTGATGTTGCAAAAGTACTGTGTTTTTGCGATAGTATATGTTAAAAATGCGTTAAAATTTCAGTAATAGCTTGTGAAAAAATGTTAACATCATTTTTTATTCTTTGCAGCCCTATATCCAGCCAAAATACCTTGTAGATAATTGAGCATTGCCTCGTAGGTTATTGCTCCATCTATAGCCATGTAGCCATATTTTCGCTGAGCTAAGCCAAAGTTGGTGAGGTTCAATGCGTATAGGCAGACACCTGCTTGTGGTACAATAGATGCTGTGAAGTATATTCCGCCCAAACATCCATTGAGCTCACCAACTAAGTTAGTTATAGGATTGCTTTGTTCTTTTGGGAACCATGCCATGTCAGAACTCTTTAGTCATGCAGAGTATAACGTCACCGAACAGTCGCTGCGCATGTGGCCAGTAATTCTCTCTTAGTACCTCAGTTGCTTTTTCGTTGTAAGGCATATCTAATATGGCACCTTCCTCATTGCAAATGAGTTGCTTGCGATGTTTGAGTGGTACTAGTTCAACGTAACCACCTACAAGTTCCTGGGCCTCTTTAAGGCTGAACTTCTTGCCATTTTGTGGAGTGATTTCTATAACCTCTCCGGTTGTTTTGAATAGCTGTGCCATATTAGAATTTATTATTGGTTTTCATGAAGTTGTCGAGGTACAGACGCTTGTGCTTCCTTGCTGGAGCACCACTTGACACGTTGCCATGCCAATCATTGAGATAAGGCTTGCCATTCTTGTCATAGCGAATAGGCTGCCAATTACCATAATATACTATGTTCTCTTCAGTCACATAGTTGAATGTAGTTATGCGATATCTAACTGCTTCGTTAGTATGGTTAAACTGCACCTCAATAAGCGATGAGTTGATGCAGTAGTAACCATGAGGCTCGAATGATTTAATAGGGAATCTTGCCATTGTTATTTAGTTTTTAGGTTCTTTATTCTTGTCGGAATTACTACGTTCAAGTTGCATGCATTGCAACATATACCTTCAGCTTTTACTGGCCAAGGATTATTGCCGTATTCTGTGAATTGTTTGCCACAAATACAGCATATTTTCTGTTTGTTTTCTGCCATACTGTTTAGAGATTTTTAATGCCAATAGACTTAATCATTTCTATTATCTCGTCTGTAAAGCCTATGATACCTTGATATTCAAGATATTTGTCGAGCTTTTCGTAGCCATCCATAGAAGCTACCCATTCTGTGTCGTATTCAGCTTCTTGTATAAGAAACTTGTCAATCAATGATAATTGTTTTTTATTCATGTTACTTGGTTTTATTTGTTAAACTTAGCACCAGCTCAGGACTCGAACCTGAGTGTATGCCTTTCTGGTTATGAGATAGTGATATAGCTTCCAATGCCATCAACTATCATTGTTGGGGTCGTATGCTCTAAGCCTTGCTCAGTTAAAAAGCAGTCGAACACTCTTGCGCAATCATTGCCACTAATCAGTACTAAAACTGAGTTGCCTACAAGTATATCATCCACAAATGTGAGCTGCTTTTCTGTGCATAGAGATTTGACCAATTCTACAACATCATCTCTGCTCATTTATCCTTTCTATTAGGTTTTTGAAATGGCCAACTATTATTGGTTCGTTGAACTTAATTCTCCAATAAGTATGACCATAAGCCAATTTAACTTGTTCTGCTTCAAGAGACTCTAGCACTTCTGATGAGAATGTTCGGTCTACTGCGTCTAAAGCTTTGTTAAATTTAGCTTCAGATGCGAATGTGAGTTCTAAGTTTTCAATCCTCATTGTTTAAACGATTTGTGTTCTATTACTGTATAACCATCAAGCTCATATTCTGCCACGACTGACTCTTCATCCCATGAAAAGCTGTCCCAAAGCAGATGAAGTTCATTGCCATTCACGTACACTTGAGTTGGGTACTCATTGTCTAACCCGAGCTGCTCAGCAACTGTTGAAAGGCTCTCTGCTGCTAATTTTGCAGCATCTATAGCTGAGTCAAACTTTATGGCTACTTCTATAAAGCCATCAAAGCCAAAGAATTTTTGTTTCATGCTTATTTTATTATTAAGAATTGTTTCATGCTGCTAAAGTACACGCTTCTGTCGACATATATCATGGAAGCATGTTAAAAAGCATTAATTATTGTTAATAGTACCAGCCAAGGACTCGAACCTTGGTGTGTGCCACTCTGGTTATTAGGCTTAGACTATTTTGAATAAAGCTATATCTGAGCCGTCTTCGGCGTGGAACCAAACATCAGGCTCTTTGCCTTCAAGTGTTGGGTCTTCGTCTGTATACTTGTAATAGTGCAAGAATGTGTCGCCAAAGTTTATAGCGCATGTGATTGAGCCAAAGGCTCCGTCGCCAAAGAATTGTTTAGCGTCTTTAACGCCATTATACGTGTATATGCCCATCTGCTCCATGTTGTAGCAGTTAGTCAATAGGGCTTTGATTATGTCTATTGCTTTCATTGTTCTTTAACCCATTTATTAAAATCTTTCATTTTGGCTTTTTGGCTTGGCTTTATGCCAGCTTTAATGAGGCTATAGAAATGCTCATAACGGCCTTCATAATAACCTCGCGAGAGCAGTAGGTTCTCAAGCTCTTCTGAGAATTGTTCAGCATTGCGCTGATAGTGTTGTTCTTTCGTCATATCAATTTGGTTTTAAGTTAAACTTAGTGCCAGCTCAGGACTCGCACCTAAGTGTCTACTGGTCTGGCTGTCGTGGCTTACCAACCACGTTCACTTGCTGGTACTTCTTGCTCTGTGTAGATGTCGAAGTACTTGGTTCTGTGCGTAGCTTCGTCATACGCTGCAGCTACTGGGCCATATCCATGCGACATAAAGCTGCAGTTGCCTTTAAAACGCAGTTTGCGCATTTCATCGAATGTGTCTGCGCTGATAGGGTACTTATAATCGTCCCTATAAATAGTGTACTTTGCCATATCAATTTGGTTTATTGGTTAAACTTGGTGCCCGCTGACGGCTCGAACGTCAGTGCCTGCCTGTCGGGCTGAGTGGCTTATGCCTTGATTGCCTTGAGCTCAATAGCCTTCGTTACCACCACACAATAGAGGCGATGCCAGAAGGCAAATTGGATTGTAGTCTCGCGCTCACACTTGCTAGTGCGCGTGGTATGTTCTACGACGATTGTTGGGAGCAAGGCTAGGCCTTCCATTTTCTCACTTTTGGTTTTTACTGTGAACGTCATATCTGTTTGGTATTAAGTTAAACTTGGTGCGTGGGAGGGACTCGAACCCTCCAGTCTGCCAGTCACGCTGAGGCTAAGTAATGCCTATAGCCTTACTCAATGACGATTTGGTTTGTTTCAGTGTCAGTCCAAAGGAGCTCGACCACAGTCTCCATGTCCTCGTTGGCTTTGGAGCGCTTGCATATCGCGTAGACGTACTCGTTCTTTTGGCCACATTTTATGTCCTCGGCCAGGACGTCGATTGCTGCCTTCTCGGCACGGTAGTGAACGTCGCTCTTGAACATTTGTTCGCCCTCACCAATTATGGCGGCTGTCTTATTAAGGCATACGCGGACCACGAAGGTCGACATACGCACAGGGCGAGACTTCGTAGTAGCCTTCTTGGCTTCAGCCAGCTTCTTTTTGGCCTCGGCCATTTTGGCTTTGAGCTCTTCGAGCTCACGCGCGGCTTCGTCTACAGCGTTCGGCCGCTTGGCAGCTTCTGGAGTTGCGACCTCTTCGGTTGCAGGCTCAGTTGCCTCTTCAGTTGTGGTCTCGAGCTCAGCGTTGAGCTCAGTTGCAGGCTGCACAGCTGCAGCAGCTTCGAGGTTAGACACTTCGTTTGCGTTCACATTCTGGGTTTTGTTCTTACGTGACATATCTTTGGTATTTAAGTAGTTATTGTGGGGCTTATGCCTTTGTGGCCAAGCGGGGAGTCGAACCCTGAGCGTACGCAGTCCTATTGTCACATACTCTTGGCCTAACCATAGATTTGACACGAGCAATTCCACTTCAGTCACTATCCATGCCTTCCATACGGTCATGGGACTGGTCCAATATGTCAATGTACTCCTCGGGCTACGGAGTCCGTTCGCCCTTATAGGGAGTGAGTAGGTGGGCGGGGTTGAGCTGCTTGAGCTGCTTGAGCTGCTATGTTCATATGTTTATTAGTTTTAAGTTTCATGCTGCTAAAGTACTGCCGATTCGAATTCTGCGAAAATTTTTCGGCATCATTAACATATCTTTATGCGCTTTTTAACAGATTAATTTTATATCATATTGATTTTTAATGATTTATAAAAAGCGCATTCACATTTCATTAATTCGTAACTGTGAATAATTTTAACAGATTTACGATTTTTTAATATATCATTAACACTTTTTATGATTAAATATTTTCGTGATTCGGATATTTGATTAATGCGTAGCGCTCTTTTATATAGGCAGTCAGCCGTACGCGTATTGAGGTATGAAGTACGAAAAAATCAGTCTGGACCGCATTGAGATGAGCCTGGTAGCGCTTAATGGCTGGTAGGTGCTGTTTGAATCGCTTTTTAATATTGAGCACGATGGAGGCGACGAGAAGCGCTATCAGGACAATTGGCTTAAAGCCTTACTGGCCAACGAATTACGATAACAAGCTGGATGTCAGCAGGTTGCGAAGTCTAATAAAAAATCCGAATAAGCAGTCAGCCAAACAGCAAAAAAATGTTAACAGAACAGTTAAAAATTTGGGCCCCTGTTTTCACATTTGGCTGGCAGGCCCCTAAACCCTGTACATGCCTCGTAGGTTTTGCTAAAAAATTTTCGAGGGCATATCAAGTCTAAAGCATAAATTTGCTCTATTGCTCGCTCGCACAAATCATAATATACATCATAAGTAAGGCCCATAGGCGCAAAAGCACACAGCGAAAATTGCCTCAAAAAAAATTTAGCAATAAAATTAGCATTAAGGAAATTGGCTGTAAACAATAAGGAAACAACAGTAACTACGCTTTGTTTCTACTATAAAATGCTGATTTTCAACAACTTAAGTATAAAATAAACAATATAAACAATAAAATAGTAAGAAAGGAGATATAAAAATATTAAAATAATCAGCCATTATCCTTAAAGAGGAAAAAGGCTGCTAAAATAGAAAAAATGAACTGGGGTTTATGGGGGGAATTGTTCCAATTGTTTCTATGAGTTTTGCCTAATTACAAGCTATTAAAAATAAGTCAGTTAACACTTTTTAATGTAAACAACATTAGAAATTATAAGAAAAAATCTTTTTAAGCCAAACAAGAAAAAATCTAAATTAACATATTTTAACTAAAAGAATTTTGCTGATTGAGCTCTTTTCATTACTTTTACAGCATAAAACTAAAAAAGTAGAAACATGGACAAAAAACTGCACAAACAGAGTATAGACTCACTGCTACCAGACCATGACGAGCTCAATGAAAACTACGATTACACTGAGCAACGCAATGCTACAGTGCAATCAGCAGTAGATACGACAGAGCAAAGAATGAATGCAGCTACACTTGCACGTATGAAAATGCGTGAAAAGCGAGAACTAGAAAAGCTAGAAAAGCGCAAAACAGACCCTACATTCGGCATGACTGACAAAGAACGCGAGCAATATGAAACAGAACTGCAGCGACAAAAAGAGAACATAGCTGAAATAGAAGTTATTGAAGAGTCGCCTGAGGCTCAGAACTTTCTTGCTGGCGGAAATTCTGACCTCGCACCATATTCAGGAGCCACACGCCGTGATGTAGCCAAGTTGCTCACATCTCTTAATATAAACCTGAACATCAACCTCACGCAAACGGACACGTATAATTTATTGAGTTGTCTGCTCACAGCTAATGAGACACAACTTAATGCTCTGTACAGAAATCAAATGGTTCCTATTGCAATTAAGACAGTAATCAAACGCCTACTTGATGACTGCAAGCTCGGCAACATCGATACTGTAGAACGCCTATGGGACCGTATATTTGGTAAGTCAAATAATGCTACGCTCAATATGCCTGTAGCTGGAGCACAGATACCTGGAGTTCCTGGCATCATACCACACACAATTGTGTCAAGAGAGGCATACACCATCATACGTGATACTATAATAGGAAAATAATATGAAAAAAATACAACTTACGCATAAAGATGGCAGCATCATTTTATGTGATAACATAAATGAAGCTGCTACATTACTAAAAGTTGCAGAAAGCAAAATAAGGCTGGCTTTAAGCACTAAACTCCAGCACAAAAAAATAGTAAAAGACTACACACTACACTGGGTTGTTGTTAAGCCAGAAAGAAGTGTTATACAGTACGATTTTTGTGGCCGAATAATTAAAAAGTATCATAACGTAAATGACGCTTATGGCCAATCAAGAATATATAAGATGTACAATCTTCTAAAACAAAAAGATAGAAGAGCAAAAGGTTTTTTCTGGTCCTATGCTGGCATAGATATAATGGAGGAGGAGCAAAATGTAATAGCTATAAACAAAAAATGTGAAATTGTAGGCATGTATAATTCTATCAACAATGTTGCTGATGATTTATGCATACTTAACACAGAAGCCTTCAAAGCTGCTATGACAACAGAGCCCATAGATGGTATATTCATTATTTTGTTAGATAGTACAGTAAAACAGCTTATAGAACTCGATACAGACGGAAACATAACCAACGTATATGCTCGACTAAAAGACGTAGTGGAGCAAACTGGCCTTACGAGAAACCAAATATGTTATTCATATCTTGCAAATAACTACATAGCTGCAAATTCTCGTAGATATATAAGACTTGAATCATTAATATTCGCAAACTATCATGAGCAATAAATCATCACTAGAAGCTCTGCAGTCGAAGATACATTCTCGAGTGCAGAGCCAGCAAATAGACCCAAAAGATCTGTTGCGCCTTGAAATGCTTTCATCACTTGAGAAATATACAAAAGCAATGTTTAAGGCACAGAACAAAAGGTCATTTTCAGTAAATTATCATCATAAGCTTATATTTGAAGCATTACAAGACGTTGTAGATGGCAAGTGTATACGCCTTATGATTAACATGCCACCACGATATTCTAAAACTGAAGTCGTTATAAAGCAATTTATAAGCTGGTGCTTTGCTCTTAACCCAGTATGCAAGTTTTTGCATTTGTCATATTCTGACTTACTAGTTAAAGATAACTCAGCGACTGTAAGAAGCATCATGATGGAACCACTGTATAAAGCATTATTTCCTGATTCAGCGCTAGAACGCGAAAAAGGCTCATCAGAACGTTGGAAGACTATGGCAGGCGGAGAAATGTATGCAGTATCTACACAAGGACAGGTTACTGGCTTTGGCGCTGGCTTGGTTGACGAAGATTATGACAATATGAGCTATGAAGATTTAACGTTCGATGCTGAGCTCAATCAGATGTTAGGACTGATAGGAGCAAAGGAAAACATATTTAACGGTGCAATTCTTATAGATGACCCAATGAAGCCAGAAGATGGCGAGTCAGAAATTGTACGAGAACGCATTAATAACCGATTTGAATCAACAATACGTAACCGTGTCAATTCTAGAAATACGCCAATTATAATTATAATGCAAAGGCTACATGAAAATGACCTCTGTGGCTATTTGCTTGATAAAGAACCAGGACAGTGGAGGGTTTTGTCATTGCCAGCAATACAGATAGATGAAGTTACAGGCGAGGAAAAAGCATTATGGCCAATGAAGCATACTCTTGAAGAGCTAAAACATATACGTGAAATCAATCCTATTATTTTTGATACACAGTATATGCAAGACCCTAAGCCAAAAGAAGGTCTTATGTACTCTGAAGGCTTTATGACATATAGACCTGAAGAGTTACCTACAGGAAAAGATGCTATGCATAGATGGAACTATACAGACACAGCAGACACTGGCTCTGATTCACTGTGCTCGATATGCTTTATTGACACGCCTGATGTCATATATGTCACTGATGTTGAATACACTGATGCACCTATGGAAGTAACTGAACCAAAAACTGCTCAGATGCTATCAAAAAATAAAACAGTAAGAGCGAGAGTAGAATCAAACAATGGTGGTAGAGGCTTTGGACGAAACGTTAAACGCATATTGAGAACAAAGCTAAAAGACTTTAGAGTTGTAATAGAGTTTTTCACACAGACTGAGAACAAGTTTTCTCGTATATTTACTTGGTCTGCTAATGTGCAATCAGAAATTAAATTTCCAGAAGGCTGGGACAAAAAATGGCCAAAATTCTATCATGCTTTAACAAGTTATCGCAAGGATAATAGGAAAAAAACACAGCATGATGATGCTCCAGATTGTCTTACAGGCGTGTACGAGATGCATATGGGACGTAATAATAGAAAAGGAATAGTATTACGTAACTAAAGCTCAAGAATCAGTTTGAGCATATCCCAGGCTTTCTCCAGAACGCTCAAATATCTCTCACGATAAATATATCGTCTAAGAGTAAAAGCGCGAGAGGAGCGCTCTGAGAGCTTTTAATATTTAACGATTTTTAACACTTATTTTTATCCGAGCTTAGAAAATTTATATTATATTTGCATCGAAAAGTAGCATTCAGTTACTTGGCAAAATCGATGCAAGCTATGGGTAGCTGCTCGGCAAATAAATTAATTAATAACTAAAACATTTAATCATTATGGGACTTAATTGTGGATGCCCAGCAGGAGCTCACATTGCTGACCTTGACATTGTCGAGTGCAAAGAGAGCCTCGGACAGGTACAGAAAGTCGCTTTCCAGCGTGTTTACAAAACATCTGGTGAACTTAATGCTGTTACAGACCCGACTAAGAAGGCATCATTTGCAACTTTGTTTTCTGCTGCTGATGGCGCTAAGATGACAGTTTCACCGTACATTCAGGGTCCTACTACTGAACCAGGTGCGGCCCGCACATTCGGTGGTGGTAATCAGACGCTTGGTGGCATTGAAATCACTATAGGTCGTGAGCCGACTACATTTACAGGTGTAATTTATCAGGAAAGCCAGAAGACAATCGCTCAGCTCAAACAGTATCAGTGCGAAAATGTAGGTGTATGGCTCATCGACGAAAATGGCAACATTGGCTGCCTCGTTGATAACATGGATGAACCTACAAAGTACATGCCTATCCCTATAGGCAAACTGTTTGTAGGTGACAAAAAGCTTGGCGGCTTTGAAGAGCCTGACAGCAATACCATTGAATGGGCGTTCTTCCCCAACTGGAGCGACAATCTCTATATCATCAAACGTGAAACACTCGACTTCAATCCTCTCACTGACTGGATGAATGTTAAGTCGGCATGAGCCTAAAAAAAGCTATGGCAAGAAAACCTAAAGAACAAACAGTAACTTTGGTTGTGCCTAAGCACGGTCTATCACAGGAGTTCGGCATACAGCATGCCGAACGCCTGTTAGACATGGGCGCACAAAAAAATGGAGGCTGGGAACTACCAGCTGACAGCAAATACAGATACGACGAAGAGAATGGGCTTAGAGTTAAAACAGATAAAGCAATCGATTGAAAGGCCTACAAAGCGCCAGACAATTCAGAAGGCTGTAAACATGCAGCGACGCCTTAGGTTTCATACTGAGACGAATATTGCTATATCTGACATTAACCAACCAACTACTACGTTCCTTACATGGGTCCAGCATTTGCTTCCTAAAGATAAGTACAACATATTTCTACAGCTCTTCAAATTTCCATTGCCTACACCTGCAGTTGTTGAAGATGTCTATAGAGAGCTTGAGAGAGTTTTTTACAGCCGTAACTCTTCAACAGCATACCAGTTTACTAACTCTGAACTTGCTGAAGACTGGGCTAACTATAAAATCAATGTTCTCAACGAGCCTGAGGTATGGAAGACTATCGGATGGAAGCGAATGCAGGTCTCTCCTAACAGCATACTTGTTGTAGACTTACCTGCAGAGCAGACTTCAGAGCGTCCTGAGCCCTATTTCTATTGGCTTGAGATAGACCAAGTCATTGATTATGAATTGGTTGAAGGCAGCACTACATGTTTCAAATGGCTTATTTTCAAACAGCCTAATAACCAAATAGCTGTATTCGACGACTCTTCTATAAGAGTATATCAGCTTAATGAAAATAATGAAATTCAGTCACTCATTTCTGAAGCTGCACACGATTTAGGATATTGCCCGGCAAGATTTTTCTGGTCTACACAATTAAACGAAAACAACAAGGAGCTTAAGAAAAACCCAATCAGCAAAGAGCTTTCAAATCTTGATTGGTATTTGTTCTTTGCATTGTCAAAACAGCATCTTGACCTCTATGCTCCTTATCCTATATATAGCGCATACGCTGCTGATTGCAACTTTGAAAACAACGAAACAGGTGATTACTGTGACGGCGGTTTTCTTAGAAATGCAAAAGGCGACTTTAAAATACTCGCAGATGGTACTATAGAAAAATGTCCTTGCTGCAGTGAAAAGCGAATAGCAGGACCTGGTTCATTCTTAGAGGTACCTATTCCTAGTGTAGCTGATGGCGTAGCTGACCTTAGCAATCCAGTTCAGATTACAACTATTGACAAAGACTCTCTTGACTATAATGTTAAAGAATGTGAGCGCCTAAGAGATGACATCATAGTTTCTATTGTTGGTTCTGGTGGCAATGTAAGCGAGAAAGAAGCAATCAATGAAACACAAGTATCAGCTAACTTTGAAAGCAAAACGTCAGTACTTAATGCGCTCAAAACCAACTTTGAGGAAGCACAGAAATTCGTTGACGATACAGCCTGCCGTTTCCGCTATGGCAACTCATTTATCTCATCTTCAATCAGCTGGGGCACTGAGTTCTATGTTTTCACAGTTTCAGAGCTGTATGCAAAATATAAGCAAGCAAAAGATAATGGAGCTTCCAGCTCAGAACTGGACGCTATTTCACAACAAATTCTTGAAGTAGAATACAGAAATAATCCGTTGGTGCTTCAACGCATGCAAATCCTTAAACAACTTGAGCCTTATCCGCATAAGACTATACAAGAAGTAACAGAGTTGTTTGATAAAGGATTGCTTGAAGATGAGCTTGTTCGTTTGAAGATTAACTTTGTAAGTTATATAGACAAATTTGAACGAGAAAACATAAATATCATTGAATTTGCTGCTAACAGAACCTTCGATGAGAAAATTAACATCATTAAAAATAAATTGTTAAATTATGTCAAGCAAGAAAACATTAGAGTTAGACCAGCTGAAGCAATTGAGCCTAAGTGAAATTAAGGCATATAAAGCTAAAGCTGAAGAGCGAAAAGCTGAGCTCGCTGCGCTGAAAGCTGATACCAAAAAAGGCCTAACAGAAGAGCAGCAGGAAGAGCTTGATGAAATCGCTATTTTCCTTGTTGATGTTGATGACATCATCGAGGAGAAAGAAGCAGAAGCAGCTAAAACTGCCTATGTAGTACCTAAAGGCGAAGAGCAGCTCGTGCATTTGAGTATTGTCAATGGTCGTCGCTTTAATCCGAGCACAGGCAAAGAGGAGTCTAGGCCTACAGTACAGAAATTCAGCTACGGCGAGTTTGTAGTATTCAAGAACAATTGTGGCCTTCTCGGCTATACAGTTGTAAAAGTACTGCATGACCCGTACAATGAAGCTCATAAACTCATCAAACAGTAAATGCCATGCTTACAGTAGAAATGTTATCACAAAGTCCTGCATTGCAAGGACTCACAGATGCCCAGAAGCAGGTTATTGCTACAATGTCTCAGAACGATGAGAACACTGTAATCGGTACTCGTATAGGTGAGCTTCATGGCCAGTATGACCAGGATGTTCTTGGTATCACTGGTATTGCCAAGAACGTAGGTGAGAAAAGCTATGACTACGTTAAGCGTGTACTCAACAGTTACAAAACAAAAGTCGACTCACACAAAGCCGTCAAAGCAGAACTTGAAGCTGCTAAGACTCAGGTTACTGAGTTGCAAGCTAAGCTTGAAAAGAATGCAGGTGATGAGACACTTAAGCAGCAGCTTAAAGATGCTAAAGCTCAGGTTACTCAGTTGCAGTCTACTCTTCAGGCTAAAGAAACTGAGTTCACAACAAAGAAGGCCGAACTTGAAGCTGAAGCACGAAACATTCATATTGACTATGCTTTCCAAGCCGCAGTTTCTGGCCTCAAGTTCAAAGATGGCATCACAGAACCTGTGCAGAGAGTATTGTTGCAGTCAGCTAAAAATGAAGTACTAGCTAAAGGTACTCCTGATTTCGTAGACGACGGCAATGGTGGCAAGAAGCTTGTACTTCGTGATGCAAACGGCATTATCATCAACAATCCTAAAAACAACCTGAATCCTTACACGATGCAGGAACTTGTGATGGAAACATCACTTAAGGATGTAATCGATGCTGGTCGTCAGCAGCCTGGTGGTGGTACAATTCCTCCTACAGGTGGAGCAGGCGGTGCTGGTGGCACTCTCGATATGTCTGGCATTAAGACCCAGCTTGAAGCTGATAAAGCTATCTCGGCTCATCTTCTTGCAAATGGTCTTACACGAGACTCAAAGGAGTTTGCTGAGCAGTCAATGCAGCTTCGCAATGAAAATAACGTCGCTCAGCTTCCTATTCGATAAAAAATTAATGTGTTATTAGGCGTAAAAGGGTAATGCACCAGTAACATAATTTATAAACATAATAAACATTAACAACAATGAGCTTAGTTTTAACTCGTATCCAAAACCTTCGCGCTAACTCAAATCTTGATAAATTTGAGTATCGCCCCAGTAGATACGGTGCGCTGAACGCTTTTATGGTGCAGTCCGAAGACCCTACTGGCATCCTCACTGAGGAACTTAAACAGAAAGCCCGTACATCAATCGGCAACACTCTTGAAACTCCGGTAATTGACTATGATGCTGGTATTAGCATTGGCAATACCCGCACTTTGACTATTGCAGATAGCGAAAATACGTCAAAGATGATGCAGATTACTTTTGCCACCTATTCATGGGGCTTTACTATCGCGCCTGCAATGTTCATGAACAATGAAATCACAATCCAGAAGGACTTCGAGACGAAGATGATGAAGTACATCTACAAGTTCGCTCAGAAGCTCGACGAAGTTGCACTCGCAAAGCTCGCCGCAGAGAAGACCCAGGTCATCAAAAACCCGCTGCTCTATGACAAGACTGGTAACACTATCAATGCAAAATGGACTGAACGCGAGAACATGTTCGGCGACCTTGAGGTTATCATGGGCGCCAACGACTTCTACGGCCAGCTCCACATTGTAGGTGATGCCGGCGTTGAGAGCATCATGCGTAAACTGCAGCAGCATGGTCTCTACAATGATGTCAACAAGCAGAACGAGTTCGCCGGTAAGATTGTTCACCTTACCAATCACATCGCGGCTGTTAAAGGCAAGTATGCTCAGGGTTATGCTATTCAGAGTGGCTCACTCGGTATGCTGACACGCTTTGAGCGCGACTGCCTCCTTGGCACTGTTTCTGGTGATGGCCACGAATGGGGTATCGCTACACTGCCTCTGCTCAACATGCCTGTAGGCACATACTTCTACGACTCTGTCGGCGACTACAGTGGAATCGCTGGTGCTGCAACTGCTGACATGACACGTACTCGTAAGGAGCACTATGGCTTTGCAGTAGACGTAGCATTCATCACTGCTTACAACAGCAAGCCGAGTGGTGAAGGCGCACTCGCAAGTCCTATCATTGGCTTCAATGTTTCAAGCGAAAATGCAGTATATGCACAGCCTATTCAGGATGTGACACCTGCTGCAGCACCATAAGCCTTCGCTTTTTGTGCCATACAAATTGTTATTAGGTTGATACTGGGAGGCCTAATTAATGGTCTCCCAGTTTTCTTAAAATATCACAAGTATGATAAGAGTTAATGAAATACAAGAAAAGTTGTTGCACTTAGTAGGGTGGCAACAAAATTATGATACTACAAACTTCAAATTAGCTGAGTCGCTCACACAGAGTGATAGTGGCTTGTATTATCAGCAGGCACATCCTCTTATTACACTTGACAATATATCCAGTTTAGCGCCTGATTTCAAAAATATCACATACCCAGAGTTTGTAGAAAATGCTGAGTATAAGAAAGGAAATATAGTTTCCTGTGACGGCCAGCTTTATAAAGCTTTGCTCGATACAAATAAATCTCCTTATAGTGAAGACTGGGAGTTTACTAATCCACTTTCAGAATGGATTGAGCAGAAAACAAAAGCAAGCATTCAGAAAACAGTTTCCAGGTTTATTACTGAAAAATTAGCAAAAACAGCAAGCAAGACAATACTTGAAAGCAAGACATTGTTTGATGGAACTGGCCGCATTGTTGATACGATAAGGAACAAAAAGAACCTTGTAGGTTTTGAAATAGTGCCTATTCGTGTTAACGGTGTAACTACAAAAATAAACAAAATAGGCTTACAGTTTACTGAACCTGGCGAGTACACAATATATATTATGCACTCGAGCATGGATGCCCCAGTTCATATAATCAAGCTCAATAAAGTAAGGAAAAACAGCATCGAGTGGTTTCCTGTAGAAGACATTTATCTGCCTTATGTAAGTGACTTCAATGACGCTGGTGGAAGCTGGTACATTTGCTATTTACAATCTGAACTGCCTGAAGGTAGTCAAGCTATTCGCAAAGATAGAGATTGGTCTAAAGGCCCATGCAATTCATGTTCACGGCATGAATATGAGTCATGGAAGCTCTGGAGCAAATATCTTGAAGTGTATCCATTCTATGTGAATGAAGAGCTTGTAGATGCTGTAAGATTTAGTGATGACTTCAATGATGATTTTTACAAGCTACCACTTCATTTGTGGGATATTGAGAATAATCAGTATGTATATGATACTAACTATGGCTTAAATCTTGATATCACAATAGCTTGTGACCTTACAGACTTCATTATAAGCCAGAAGACACTTTTCCAAGACATATTGCTTAAGCAACTCGCAGTTGACATGCTAAGAGAATTTGCTTATAATGCAAATGTAAGAACTAATAGGCATGTAATCAATGCATCAAGAACTGATATCCTCTACGAAGTAGATGGTGACTCATCATCCATGAAAAAATCTGGTTTAAGCTATCAGCTTGATGAAGCTTATAAAGCTTTAGAGATATCAACCAGAGGTATAGATAGAATATGCATGCCTTGCGTAAATAATGGTATACGATATAGAACAATATAATGGCTAAAAGCTTCAATTTAACAGTACGAAATCTTGTCTATAGGCTTAGAAAGTTCAAAAGCATATTAGACCAAGAGCTTAAGAACGAAATTCTTAGGCATGAAGACGTTATTGTTGAAATGATTACACAAGGCCAGCTTTATGAACTAGGTATAGAAGGACGTGGCAGAGAGATTATGAGCTATATGCCTTATAGACCAAGAACAATAAAAAAGAAGCTTAAAAAAGGTCAGCCAACTAATCGTGTAACACTTAAAGACACAGGGTCATTTTATGCATCGCTGCATGTGGAGTTTGATGATGATGGCTTTTATGTAACATCTACACAAGAAAAAGCCAAGTTTCTATTAAAGAAATATGGCAAAACAATTTTTAGACTTACAGACCAAAACCTAAAAACTTTGTTAGATAATTGTATTAGGCCATCACTTAAAGAAAAAATGAAAGAGTATATCAAAAATGGTTGAAAAGAACGTCCAAATAAGAACAAAAGAAAATCCTGTCATACTTGACAAAGTTGTGCAGGATTTGCAGCAAGTCCTAAAAGATAAACTTTTATGGCTTGACAAAGCTTTTGGCCGTAGCTATAAGCTCGTTGAGCATAGACCAGATGGTGATAAGTTCATATATCCAGCTGCATATATAGGAAATTCTGAGTATGCTTCATTATTGCCTAATGACAACTATGGTAACTTTTGTTGGTTTGATATATATGACCCGCAAGTAGTAACAGCTGTTACACAGTCATTGCCACAGTTTACGTTCTCTGGTGCTATAGTATTTTGGTATAACCTCGATAGCATTTTTGCTGACTCTGATGTTATGTATACAGAAGAGATTAAAGACGAGGTTATTAAAGTACTTACTACCCCTGGTATTATCAAAACAACTGGTAGGCTTACTATTAATAAGATATTTGAACGCTTTGAGAATATCTATAAAGGCTATTCACTTGAGAAAGTCTATAACAGTAATATCTACAAAGGCGACAACATACAATCAATCGACAAACAATTCTTTATGCACCCGTACAGTGGTTTAAGAGTTGAGTTTGAACTAACAACACGAGAATTATGCCAACGATATATCAAATAATAATTACAGCATTAGCAGCTACATTTATTGTGCTGTTTGCAACTGTATCTTGTGTACGATACGAAATAAGAGACTGGTGTGATATTAAGAAGTTATCGCTCATTGCAAAAATGCTCGATTGCGATTTTTGCTTAAGTTTCTGGACTAATGTAGTAGTAGCTATAGCTATAGCTATTGTAGTACAAGATGCTAACTACTTATTTGTTCCAATATTTTCAGCGCCTATAACACGATTTTTATTATGAAAGAGATTGCAACAAAAGGCCATGCTATAAAGCTTTATGATAGCATAGATGAAATGCCTATTGTAAACTTTCAAAAGTACAATAAGTTTATTCTTATAGACTCAGGGCTTGGCTCTGATATTGACTCTGTAGATAGCCATCTTGTAAACTTGGCTAAACTTATTAAAACAGATATGGCCAAAGCATCAAGAGAACTTCAGAATTTAAGGCAGACAATGCATATGATTGTTAGTGGCATATCACCTAAATATCTTGCATTTGCTGCGCTTATTCACAGCATTGATGGTGAAGTTCTTACAGACTTATCTGATGATGGCCTTAAGAATGTGCTTAATAGGCTTAATGATATAAAACATAACAAGATAGTTGAATTTCTTACTCGGCTTAAAAAAAAACTCGACACTGAATTAGAAACATATTTTCCAAATGAATTTGGAAATGATGCAAAAGAAAAAGAGGTTTATGATAAGCTGAAACAGAAAACTCTATTAAAGCTCGATGAAATTATAAATGACAATGACAATTCAGAGCAAATAAATGAAATAGAAAGCTTTCTGTTCAGCTTATACAAACCTAAGAATTTCTATGGTAAGGACTCTGTTGAGATAAAATATGATAAGCAGTTTGAAACAGCGTGCATGTATATAAGTCAAGAAACAAATATGAATGCTAAAAGCATGACAGTTCTTGAGTTTTATAACACAATGAGCGAACTTAAAAAGCAAGCAGAGCTTAAAGCAAAAGCATATAAAAAACATTAACACCATATAAACTATGGCAGCAGAAGACGATAAGATAAGATATAGCGATATAGTCACGCCAGATGACTCTATAACAAAGCTTATATCACAGCTTGAAGCATTAACAAAACAATATGATGTTATGATTAATGCTATACGTGCTGGCGCTAAAGAAATAGTTGCTGGTATGAAGTCTGTAAGTGGTGCAACTAAAGAAGGTCGCGCTGCTATAGATGAAAGTGCTGCTGCTGCATCACGTTTAGAAAGAGCACAAAAAGAGCTTAGATTTTCGCTGTCAGATATAGGTAAAGAAGTAGCATGGCTTAAACAGCAGACGAAAGATAATAATACCGCAACCGTAGAGCAGCAAAGAGCTATTAAAGCACTTTCTACATCATATGATAGACTGAAACTTGAGTTGCAAGACAACATCAAGCTTTGGAAAGCTATGACAGAAGCAGAACGCCAAGATGCTGCTTATGGTGGTGCTGTGCTTGATAATATACATAGCTTACAAAGACAAGTAAAAGCTTTAGATGGAGAGCTTAGACTTCATGTGTCTGCTCTTACAGAAGTGCAAAAAGCTGAACAGAAACTTGCATTTTTACGTTCAGCAGAAGGCCAGAGGTTACTTAGTTTAAGGCAGCAAATCAATGAAGTTATTGCTGCATCAAGAGGTGAAAAAGCATCTAAAGATGAACTAACTAGTGCACAGGAAAAGCTTAATTATGTAACATCAGAATATTATAGAGAAGTTCAGAACGTTACACGACAAGTAAATGAACAAGCACGAATAGCAAAGCTTACAGCGCAAGTTAATAATTCTGCCGTCGGCTCTTATAATCAGCTTGCAGCGCAGTATGAGCTTAATAAAATTAAGCTTAATGCTATGTCGCAAGAGCAGCGTAGAGCAGTTGATGTAGGCCAAAAGCTTGAAGCTGAAACTAAGCGAATTTATCAGCAGATGATATTTTTGCAGGAAGCTACTGGTAATCATAGATTATCGGTAGGCGACTATGCTAAAGCATGGAATGGACTTGGAAATGCAATGAACCAAATTGTACGAGAAGTTCCTTCTATGACGATGGGCATAAACACGTTCTTCCTTGCAATTTCTAACAACGTTCCTATCCTCATAGATGAAATACAACGAGTTCAGAGGCAAAATGCGCTGTTAAGAGCTGAAGGAAAGCCTACGCAGAATATCATTAAAACTATCACTGGCTCTATATTTAGCTGGCAGACTGCACTTATTGGTCTTATGACTGTAATGGCCATGCACGGTCAGAAAATAGTTGAGTGGTTTAAGCAACTTAGCCTTGTTGAATATAAAGTTAAGTCAGTAGGCGAACTGCACAGAACTCTTGCTGACGAGCTCGAAAAGACAAATGATAGTTATGGTCAAAACGTTGTTTTGCTCAAAAAGCTACAAAGCGAATGGAATAGGCTTACTTCTGATAAAGAAAAAGAAAAGTGGGTTAAGAACACAAAGTCTGAGTGGAATAAACTCGGCATAGCCGTTGAGTCAGTATCAGATGCTGAGAATGTTCTTGTAAAAAAGACTGAAGTAGTTATTGAGGCTCTTAAGCTTAGAGCTAAAGCAGTTGCAGCGCATAAACTCGCTGCTGAACAGTATGAAAAAGCATTAACTAAGCGAAATCAAGCTGAAGCCATAAAAGCTAACCCAACTAGCTCACTCAGTCTGTGGGATGTTGTTTGGGGTGGTATGGGCAACTATTCATTAAAAGGTACGGCTAAAGACATAGATAAGATGCTCGAAAACAGAGTCAAGAACCTTGAAAATGAAGCTGTAGTTGCTGAGAAAGATGCTGACGCATATTATAAATTAGCTGATGCATTTGAAGCTCAAGCTGCAGCTGGCTTAAAGGCTGCTAGTATAAAAACTAAGTATGGTATAAAAACTAAGTATGAGAAAACACCAAAAGAAATAACACGGAGAGGCCGACAACCGCGTGACCTTACTGATATTATCAATAAAAATGATATTAACCTTGAAAAGAAGTATGAAGAGAGCATAACTAAACTTCAGAATGATGAATATGTAAAGCGTAGAAAGGCGCTTATAGACTCAGCAAGAACTGAAGCGAGAGAACTTCAGGAAATGTATCGTAAGAATGAAAACTACGTTGCAAATCCTGATAGAAAATATAAACCACTTACTGAAGAACAGAAACAGCAGATACAGCAACAGCAGCAGTGGATTAAAGATACACTTGTTAACGCACAGAAAAAGCTGAACTTTGATTTGGCTCAATTGGAAAAAGAGCATCAGATTGAAGTTCTTAAAATAATGCGTGAAACAATAGATTGGCAGCTTGTTGATATATCAAGGTCAATAGAAGATGAAAAAGCTATTAAGTTGAAGCAGTTACAAGATGAGGAAAATCTTGTAAAAGAACAAAATAGAATAGCAGAAGATGGTGGTCGTAGCGAAGCTGAAATAACTGCTGAATATGCTAAAAAACGTATTCAAATTATTGCTGATTATGACAACCAAATTCTTGCGCTTAAAAAAGCTGATATAGCTGCACAGCTTGAAGTAGTAAAGAAAGGTTCACAAGAAGAGCTCGCATTGCTGCTCAGACAGAATGAGATTGAAAGACAAATTGCCCTGTCAACCAATAAGGCTAAACCAGCTGCTCAACAGCAAAGTGAAGCTCAGATTAATAAGTCGTTTGACAAAAAAGCTACGACTATAAAATCTAACTTCCAGATGGCCGCCTTAGATGAACAACAGGCATTAGATGAAGCTATATTTAATGAAGTTAAGCATAATGAAACAGAAATAACTCGGTTTAAGCTACAGCAAGAAAAAAAGCGGTGGGAATCGCAAATTAGGCTTGCTGAAGCTGGTGCTCTAAATTGGAGTAAAGCTCAAATTGAAGCTGCTAAAGCAACAGTCAGAGGTATAGACAGAGAACTTTCTGAACTTGATGACTTTATTAAAAACTTGGGCAAAAAAGGCCTTGGCCATACTCTGCTTGAAAAGCTTGGTTTTGATGATGACCAAATAGATGCATTATGTGAAGCTGCAAGTATAGTCATAGAACAGTTCCAAGCAATTCTTGATGCTGAAGTTGAATTAGCTGAACAAGCTGTTGAAGCTGCTAACAAACGTGTAGAGGCTGCGCAGAGAGCTTATGAAGCTGAAGTTGAAGGCCGTAACAATGGTTATGCAAATGATGTTGCTACAGCTAAAAAAGAACTTGAGCAAGAAAAGAAACGTCAGCAAGAAAAGCAGAAAATTCTCGAACAAGCACAAAAGCGTCAAGAGGCCCTTAATACAGTTATTCAAGCATCTTCACTTGTTACCGCGTCTGCCAATTTATGGAGTGCATTTTCATCAATTCCTTTAATAGGCCCTGCTCTTGCAATTGCAGCTATAGCAACTATGTGGACATCGTTTGCTGCCGCTAAGATAAAAGCTGCTCAAGTAACAAGTCAATCTGAAGAATACGGCGAAGGTGGTCTTGAATTTTTAGAAGGCGGCTCTCACGCTTCTGGCAACGATATTGATTTGCATACTAAAAACAAGCGTAAAAAGAATATGCGTGCTGAAGGCGGTGAGGCTTTAGCTATTATCAATAAACGTCAAACAAGGCGTTATAGAAGAGCTTTACCTGATATTATAGATAGCCTTAATAAAGGCACATTCGAAGATAAATACCTTAAAGCTTTCAGCAGTGCAGAAGGCTTAAGCTTGTCGCTCTCATCTAACAAATCAGATATTGATTTGTCAAGGCTTGAAAGAGAGGTTAGCAGCATTAGAAAGCAAAATGAAACCAAATATTATATACTGCCTAATGGCACTGTAGTAATGCAGCATAAAAATGTTAAACGCATAATTAAAAACTAAAAGTCATGATGCCTCCAAAATATAAATTCTATGCTGGTAAAGCTGTTAGCTTTAATATATTAGATAATACACACATTGACCATATTACTGGTGTGCGTAAGCACGCTACTAATGCTGTATCTTCTTATCCAGTAAATATCAACGCAAAACTAGTATATGTAAATTATAGTCCTTCGAATGATACATATAATAATACTAAAGCTGAAAGCTTAAATATACACATGTATGATACAGAAAATGCATATTTAGGGTACCAAGCTATAGAAAAAACAAGAACACTTATTCTTAAACCAGGCGCTAAGTATATAGCTATAGAACTCATAGGCATGACTGATGATATACGAAAAGCCCATAAGAGTTTAGTTAAATCTGGTTTTTTAGAAATATACGCCATTCAGTCTATAAATCCTCATTATAAAGAGTTATCTAAGAAATATGCTAAGGAAAATAGTCAAGAATTTTTTCGCGTATCACTTGAAGGCAAAATAAACCTACTTGGCCAAGACTATGAGCTCATAGAAAATTTTGGGCTCGATGATACGCTAGGCTTTTTTATAGAAAAGCTTAATGCCACAACAGGTGTATGGTATGAATATTATAAAGGGCAATTTAATAAAACAGACTGTAAATTTGACTATGAAAAGAAAAAGTGCGAACTTAAACTTTCAGCTTTAGATAGATATAACAAGGTTATGGATAACTATGAAAATACCTATGACCTGATAAAACTAGCACCAGAAATATCAAAAATAAATATGCATAAGCGCTCACTTACGCAAGTTTATATTCGTGGAGCTAATTCAATATCTAATTTTTTTGGGGGTACTTATTGGGAAGATGATGTAAACGAAGTAGTTGATAATCATAGTGAACTCATAAATAAATATCATTTTTCTTATATAAAAGCAGGAAATGAGTTCTATGTAGAAAATGCCGGCATATCCGGAGTTAATGGCGTATACGCAGGAACAAATGGCCATTGGAGCCAATGGAATGGCTATACGTGTTATTTTGGTGTAGACATTGCTGGTGTCTACTCATATATATATATTAAACGAAACGCTGATGATGTAATACTGTATAGGTCTATTAAGCAATGGAAATTTTCAGAGCAAGGAAATTGCTATATTGGCCGCGAAGATATTGAAATGGTAAACGTAAATAATTCAAATGATAAATTTACTATTAAAAGCCCATTTGTGTATCATATCTATCAGCGCTTATTATGTGATGTTGACACGGTTGAAGATTCAGAAGGCGTTAAAAACACTTATGATTTACCAGCTGATGACTTTGTGTCAGATAATAGGAATTATAAAAAATGTATTGGCCTTGTAAGCGGATTATTTTTTTGCACGTCGAGAACAGTAGATGAACCAACAAAATATGGCACAAATGACTATAATAAATATTTTACAAATCAATTTATACCTAGTTCGTCTGGCTTAGGCCGTCCTTTACCGATATGTAGAAGTACGTGGGCCAATGCATCTCTGTGGTATGTATATGATAGCGCAATATACAAGATATGGGAAGAGAAGCTCAGAAAAAAATATGTTCTTAAAGATAGCTATTCTATTGCGGCCGTAATTAAAGCATTACTTCAAAAAGTAGACCCTACAATTAGGCATGAAGCGACAGCTGAATATAGCCAATTTTTATATGATGATAATATGCCAATAGGAAGCAATAGGTTTTTTGTATATATAACGCAAAAAACTAATATACTTAAAGGCCAATATGACCAGGCTGCTCAAAAAGCAGAAATAACACTCGAAGACGTTATGAAAATGCTTCGTGACTGCTTTAAGTGCTATTGGTATATTGAAGATAATAAGCTTAAAATAGAGCATATTTCGTTTTTTATGAATGGCGGCTCTTATAGCTATAATACTCAAACCCAGTTAGACTTTACAAAGCTCAAAGACCAATTTAATAAAAAGTTAACGGCATATTTTCAATCTGAAATAGAGTTTGATAAATCTGAACTTAATCAGCGATATGAATTTAATTGGATGGACGATGTAACCGAGTTATTTAGCCAAGTTACAATAGATGTAAATGCGAATTATGTTCAAAAGGACAAAAAAGAAGAGATTAATGTGAGTCAATTTTCATCTGATGTTGATTTTATGCTATTTAATCCGTCTAACTTCTCAGGTGACGGATTTGCTCTTTTATGTCCTATAAAAAATGGCTCATCTCTTGAATTACCAATAATAACATCTAAGCTTATAGATGAAAATGGAGATGAATATGGACTTATTTCTCAAAACTGGTATGCCTCGTGGGCTTATCTTGTAAATGCTTTTTATATGCATGATATGCCAGCGTATAATGTAGATATAAATGTATTAGGCCATGTGAACGTAGTAAGCATAAAAAAATGCATGGAGCATACGATAGAATTTCCAGCGGCTGAAGATTTAGATGAAATGAAATTAATCACAACTTCAACTGGAAATGGAAAAATAGATGAATATTCTGTAAACCTTGATACTAGGCATGCTAAAGTAAAACTCTTATACGAACCACGATAAAACGTCTCCGTAAGCGCAGAAAGCTACTTCTCTCGCGCTCTCAGAGCTCTAACGATATATTTATCGCTTGAGAGTAAGAGCACGAGATGAGCGCTCTAAGAGCTTTTTAATATTTAATGATTTTTTAACACTTGTTTTTGTCCTAGTTTAGAAAATTTATATTATATTTGTAACGAAAAGCAGTATGTTATGAAGTTAGTGAATAACAATATATCGCCCCTGCCTTTTTACGATGATATCGCGCTACAAAATCACCGTAAAGATTACGCATTTGGCGAAGTTTACCAGCTAATAACTTATAGAAATATGCTGCTACCATTTCAAGTTGTTATTGCTAGTGGAACAGCTATAGGTTGGATAAGATTGTATGATTTCAATACTGAAAAATATATCGATATAACTAAAAGCATGAAAGAAAATGGCTTAACTATTAAGTCATATACTGGCTTTAAGGTTATTAAATATCCAGGTAATCTTCCAGTAGCTGAAATTAAGCATGAAGGCAGATATTATTTAGCCATTTTAATTTCTGGCGCGGGGATAATATATTCAGATGTATTTACTGTTACTAACAGAGTGGATGATTATCTCCTTCTTGAGTACAGCAATTCATATAACTTTGAACTTAAAAATGGCATTGTAGATTTTTCTGATAACTTTAAGTTCAAATGCTACCTAAATACACAGGTAGGTAAGCCAGAATATGATTTTGAGGAAGAGGCCGCGGAACGAATGGGCTATACTTTTATCGAAAGCCAAGTAAGCAAAAAAATATATAAGTTTACATTCTTAGCACCTGAATACCTTTGCGACGCCCTTAGGATTGTAAGGCTCTGTGAAAATAAACAAGCTATAAGCAAAAAGCAAGTCTATGATATGACTACTTTTTCCATGGAGCCTGAATGGCAAGACCAAGGGGATTTAGCGGCTGTTGAATGTGAATTTGAAACTGATACAGTTATAGCTAATATAGGTGGATACATACCAAAACTTATTGGCGAAGACTTTAACAACGATTTTAACAATGATTATAAATAAGCTGTATAAATTATGAAAGACTGGAGTACTCTTAAAAATGCGATAGATAACATTATAAAAACGAACGGCAATCAGGAAATTACTGGTGCCACTCTGAATAGCGTATTTGATAGTGTAATAAGTGCTTTGGGCCAAAATAGAACTTTTGCCGGTGTAGCTGTGCCTTCTACTAACCCTGGCGCTCCAGATGGACCTGTATTCTATTTAGCATTCACTAAAGGAACATATGCAAACTTCGCTGGTGCAAAGGTAGAAAATAATGCAATCATACTACAAAACACCAATACTACGTGGCAAGCAGTAAATACTGGCTTGGAAATAGGTAGCGCTCAAGATATATCTTATATTAAGAGTTGTATTGCTGCATTGATTACTGACGCAACAAAGGTACCTATCGTACAGCTACAAGGAATTATTTTACCAGAAGACGAAGCTAATGATTATTTTAATGTTCAAGATTTAGTTGGAATAGTATATCATGCGTCCAGAAACCTAATAACGAATTTCGCAAATGGCGAATTTATTGATAATATAGACCAAAGCGGGTATTATCAAGGCGATGGAGTCATAGGAATGCCACTGAGTAATACTATATACTTTGTTCCACAGATAACAGGCTATGCACATCCTGGACTATATTGGTATAACGGCACTCAGCTATCTAATATTACTCAAAACCTTATTGACCATGTTGATGGGTTAATTGAAGATGTAAATATGCTTCAAAGTAGTGTTGATGACCTCAGCAAACCACCGCATAATATCACTTTAACTTCTTCTGGTGATGGTAAAACAATAACATGGTCAGGTGTAAATTTAGATAATATTCATCAAGGTGATATATTAAAATGGGTTTATAATGGTGAATATTATGAGGCTGTTGTTATAAGCGAAAATAGTTATGATGGCAATAATAGTCATAGAGTAATACAAGCAAGATTTACGCCAAGCGGAGATGAGGGCTCATCAATGAATGTTTTGTATTTGTATTCTAATGGGTCTGTCCATGAGGCTTGTTTTCTCAACGAGGATCAGATAAATGAAAAATTGAAGAGGAAGCAGAAAACACTCGCCGCTACCACCGAC